TGGTGCAGGCGCAACGGCGACTTTGGATATCGGTCTTATGCGGACTGATCGGACTACCGTTACTTCTGCAAACGGACTTATCGCAGCTAAAACCGTGGCCTCTATGACCACTGGTGAAAAAGCTGTGATTACCGCTGGTGGAACTTTCGCTGGTTCTCTGATCGGTACGACTACGGCTAACGTGAATCACATCACGGCGCGTGTTAATACTGCCAACTTCACTGCTGGTACTATTAAGATTCGTATCCGTTACTACAGGCCGTAAGGCTAAAGGGGGCTTCGGCCCCCTTTCTTTAAAGGATTTTCATGGCTAACGTTTCACATGCCTCTTTGACAGGCTCTAATCTACACGAACCTAAGGGTGCTGATACCGCTGCACTAGGCACTGTCTACGTCAGCAATGGCGCAGGAAGTGGCACTTGGTCTAGCGTAGGTACTTCATCTTTCACCGGAATGATTGCGGACTTTCCAACACCTATTGCTCCAACAGGTTGGCTTGAGCTAGATGGCTCTGTCATAAGCACTAGTACGTACTCGGCTTTGTATGGCGTTATGGCTATGCAGACTTCAGGCACCCGTACAAACGGCAGTCCTATCATTACGAGTATCCCATCTACAACTAATTTTAAAGCTGGGTTCTATGTGTTTGGAACCGGGATTACTTCCGGAAGTACCATTCTAACAGTGGACTCTCCGACTCAAATAACAATTTCAAATAATGCAACTTCCTCGGGTTCATCTTCTTTCGCGGTATCTCCTTGGCTGTTGAATACAGGAACCATTAAACTTCCTGATCTAAGCACTTCTGGACGTTATAGACGTTCTAGAACATCGTCTACTGCTGTAGGACAAGTCCAAGCAGATACTTTTGCTTCACATACACATACGGTTTCTGGTACTACAGATACAAGTGCTACACATACGCATGCTAATACTTTGAATGATCCGACACATAACCACTCGGGTACTGTAAACATTCAAGGTAGTAACTTCAATATTTCTAGTGTTGCTGCTATCGGCGGTAATAATAGCGGAACGACTACGGCTCCTCTTGCTATCGGTGGATCTTCCACCGGAATTACTATTACAAATGCTGCTGGTGGTGCTCACAGTCATGCTGTAACAGGTACGGCTGCAGCTACAGGCAGTACTGAAACAAGACCGTTGTCTATCGTCTTTCTAACTTGCGTTAAAACTTAATGGCTAAATTAACTCTTCAAGATGCAACAAATCTTCAGAATGAATCTTCGACTGTTACGATATTAAAAGGTAACAACGATGCTACTGAAGTTGCGCTAGAGAACACTCTTTCCAGAGATGGGACGAGTCCTAATCAAATGCTTAGTAATCTTGATATGAATAATTACAAGATTATTAATCTTCCTGATGCCACTACAGATCAAGAACCTGCGACTTATAGTCAGCTTGTTGATATGACCACTGCTGTAGGAGATGGTGCTGTTATTGGTGCAGGCTATGTTACGATGGGGACCAATCCAAGTCTTATTTCAGAAAGAGTTTTAACTGGTAGTCCTACCGTTGCAATAACAGATAACGGTCCAAATAGTACTGTTGTTGTCGGTCTGTCCGAGGTTACTACAAATCCTCTTTCTTGGGACAGTGCAAATGGCAAGTTAAATCTAAACTTAAGCGGAACTGCTTTGGCTCCAGCTGAAACTGGCACTCAGTTTCAAATGGATGGATTAGATGGTTTTGCTACGACAGTTTTCATGGATTCTCATGGAGCTACGTCTGCTATAGATTTTAGACAGCAGGGTGGCACTAAGGCTTCGCCTACTGCTACAGCTAGCGCAGCTACGATGGGACAGATAAACTTCCAAGGATGGGATGGGACGACCTACGCCAAGAGTGCTAGGGTTAGAGCTTCGGCTCAACCTTCTGGTGCTAATTGGACAGGGAGTGACCATGGTACGAAGTTGGGATTCTTTACAACTGCTCCTGGATCGACTTCTAACACAGAGAAAGTTTCTATCAACGGAGACGGTGGTGTTTCAATTGGTGCATTAGGTAGTCATGGCCTTGGGACTGTCAATCTTGCTGCTCTATTTACAAACGACAGTTTGTCTATAGATAGCTCAGGAGCTATGACTGCTCCTTCTTTTAACAAGGTTGCTATTACTGCTCCTGCAAGTGGAGCTACGCTGACTATTCCTAATGGCGTTACTTTTACTGGCCCTGCCGCAAGTGGCACAGCTATGACTTTAGGTAACAACGAAACAGTTACAGGTGTTAAGACATTTGGAGCTGCAGGTAATGTCGGTAAACTAGCTGTTGCAGGAACTACAAACGGGTCAACTGTTCTAAACGCTTCAGCCACTGCAAGTGGAACGCTTACTCTTCCAGCTGCTACCGATACTCTGATCGGCAAAGCAACTACGGATACTCTAACAAATAAAACATTTGATACCGCAGGAACTGGCAATTCATTTATGATTGCAAGTTTTCCTGTTACCAGCACAACCGGAACAGGTGCTGTCGCAGTTAGACAAACGTCGCCAGCTTTAATTACACCGGATTTAGGTACTCCTTCAGCAGGTACGATGACGAACGTCACTGGATTGCCTATATCTACAGGTGTCTCTGGTTTGGGCACAGGTGTCGCTACTTTCTTAGCTACTCCTTCTTCTGCCAATCTTCGCTCTGCTTTGACAGATGAGGTTGGTACTGGTGCTGCGTATTTCGTTGGGGGTGCATTAGGTACTCCTGCTTCTGGCACACTTACAAATGCTACTGGCTTGCCTCTATCTGGTTTGACTTCTCAAGGTGCCTTTACTTTAGTCGGAAATAACACAGGTTCTTCTGCAGCTCCTACTGCAGTAGATATTCATACTCTGACTTCCAAAGCTACTCCAGCCGGTACTGATGAAGTAATGATCTCAGACCAAGCTGCTTCAGGCGCTTGGAAACGGGCTACCGTTTCTTCACTGGCTACATCAGCTGGTGTTTCTTCTATTGCTGGTAATACAGGTGCGTTTACTCTTACAACGGGTATTACCAATAGCACCAATGCAATCAAGCTGGCATTAAACAACGTGACATTGCAAACTACTTCGGCATCTCCAACAGGAACTACCGGAACTGCAATGATGGGGTTAGGCTCGACTTGTACTCTTACACCAGCTTATTCTACCCGAATATATCTTGTTTTTCACGGTGATTGCCAAAACTCTTCTGTTGCGTTTGTTGATGTGCAAGCTAGATATGGAACTGGAGCGGCTCCAGCAAACGGAGCAGCTGCTACTGGAACCACTTTAGGAGGTTTAATTAGGTATAATCCAACGACAGCGGCTAATGCTGTGCCATTTACAGTAGGCGGAGTTATCACGGGATTAACGCCCGGAACTGCTTACTGGTTCGATATATGTCTGGCTGTTACTGTGGGAACAGGATCTGCCGCTCATGTTACTTGCAGTGCCTTTGAATTTTAACAGGAATAAATTATGTACTCGCCTATTGGACGATCAACTACCGCCAGCCCGACCTTCACTTGGACAGCTGTTTCAGGAGCTACAAGCTATGTCTTCTATCTATCTGAATATGGCAATTCACAATATGTAACTCTTACTCCAGCTCAAGTCGACCCGGGTAGCACAGGCACTTGTACCTTCACCCCAACAGCAGCTATGACTGGAATTGGCAATGGCCCTTTCCTTATTCCTTTGTCTGGGGGTCACACTGCAGCTTGGTGGTTGGAAGCTTATAACGCTTCTAACGTTATGATTTCTAACTCAGGTGAGCTGACCTTTTATGTACCAACAGCTTCGACATCTACGACAGATTTCGGAGTCAGCTATATAGATACATTTGAGACTACTCCGATTACTAAATGGAATTATGTCACGGATTTCATTGGGCAGTCTAGACGTGTCATTGACTTTGCAATTGGGTCAGGAACATCTGGATTAGGCACACAGGTCTTTCATGAGAATCTTTGGGTTCCTATCGATATTTCAGATTTAGTTCCAAGTAATGCACGTGCAGCTATTCTAAGCATGGAGATTATATCTTCTTGTACTAATGGTGATATGATTGGTTGGTCAACCAAACGAAACGGTTCAACAATTCTTAACATCCCAGCATCTCCACTTCGATACGTCGTGTCTGCTAAAGGTGATTTAAGAGCGGCTACTGAAATCACTGTTTTGCTTAATAATGGCAAGTTTGATTTCCTTTGGTCCCATGTCGTTAACGGCATAGATTATGCAGCTGTTAATAGTTCTACTGTTACAGGTCGAACAATTAACGCTTCATTAGTAGCTTATGGAACTCCATGAAATATACTCTCTTAGAAATCGTACAGACAGTCCTATCATCAATGGACTCAGATGAGATAAACAGTATCGAAGATACTCCAGAGTCTCAGCAAGTCGTTGAAATTGTAAAGAACGTCTATGACGACATCATTAGTCGTGGAGACTTGAACAGTAATAAAACACTGTTCAATCTCGTAGGCTCGACTGATCCTACTAAGCCCATCTTAATGACTAGGCCAGATGGCATAGATCGTATTGATTGGCTGAAGTATAATACTCAAAAACTAGGTGATACGGTTCCTAATTGGGAGATCCTTCAGTATTTGCCTGTCGATCAATTCATTGATTACATGCATCAATGGAACCAAAACTACAGTTACATTCAGCAGTTCGATCATCTTGTAAACGGATACACTATTCGATTTACCTTTAGAAATGATGTCAGCCCTAGATTTTACACATCTATTGATGACACTACGCTTTTCTTCGATGCTTTCGATAACACGGTAGATACAACTCTTCAGTCATCTAAAACTATAGGCTATGGTTTTAAAACTACAAGTTTCACACGAAGTGACTCTTGGGTTCCTGAGCTTATGCCTCAGCAATTCGCTTTGTTAATCAATGAAGCGAAGTCTTTAGCATGGGCTGAGTTAAAACAAGTTCAACATCAAAAGGCTGAACAATCGGCAAGACGGAACTGGAGACATCTCCAGCGTACTCGCCGCTCAGTTCCTGATGATGTTTTCAGTAACAAGCCTAACTTCGATAGACTCGCTAACTTTTCTAGGCCCATTCACTGATGCCTCAACAGTCTACAGTTGCAATTGAAAACAGTTTTGTAAAAGGTTTAGTCACAGAGGCTACTGGAATGAATTTTCCAGACCAAGCTGTGACTGAAACGTATGATTGTATCTTTGACATAGATGGGTCTGTATACCGAAGAACTGGATTTGATTTTGAACCTAACTTTACAACTAAAACCATAGATCGTGCTAATAGAGCTATACGTACTTATGTATGGCAGAACGTAGCTGGTAATGGCAACACTACTGTAATTATAGTTCAGATTGGCAATACTCTTTACTTTTACGAAGCAGACGGCACGGGTATTTTCTCGACGGGAGCACAAGCAACTACAGTGACACTTACTCCTGTAGCTGGCGCACCTACTCCGGAGACTGTTGAAGTCCAGTTTACAGATGGTAATGGCTATCTATTAGTTGTACATCCTTATTGTGAGCCTATGCGCATAGCATATGATATTTCAGCTCACACAGCAACAGCTTCAAACATAACTCTTCAGATTAGAGACTTTGAAGGAGCTGTTAACGACCCTTATGCTATAGATTTTAGGCCTACCTCTACTCTAGCTGCTCTCGATAAATATCATCATTACAACCTTCTTAACCAAGGCTGGAATGATGCTAATTTAACTATATGGGATACAGCGCAAACAACGATGCCAAGCAATGTCGACGTGATGTGGCGCTTCGTCGACTCGAGTAATAACTTTGTTGCAACTTCTGCTGTTATTGCAAGTGTTGTGCAGGGTAATACACCAGCGCCTAATGGACATTATGTTCTTAATTTAGCTAATCAAGACCGTTCTACTGCCTCAGGCATAGCCAGTCTTGTAAGTACTACTACCGGCTTTCAACGACCTAGTGTCGTAGCTTTCTTTTCTGGTCGCGCTGTTTACGCAGGCATTAATGCGGCAGGTTTTAATTCTAACATTTACTTTACGCAGATTATTCAGAATAGCCTTCAATACGGAAATTGCTACCAACAGAATGACCCGACTGCTTCCGATTTGTTTGACATTCTTCCTGATGATGGGGGTGTTATAAGCATTCCAGAAGCAGGCACGGTATTTCATATGCAGACTGTTCCAGGCGGATTGGCTATCTTTGCAGCTAATGGAATCTGGTTTTTGACGGGAAGTACTGGTCTTGGCTTTACGGCTAATGACTACGCAATTCTAAAGATCGCAGATGTTCCTACTATTTCGGATACTTCGTTTGTTAACGTAAACGGATATCCTGCTTGGTGGAATGCCGAAGGCATTTACATCCTGCAAGGAAGTGACTCTGGCACTATGCCTGTTGTTAAGTCTTTAACATGGGATACGTTTAAGACTTTCTATGATGAAATTCCTGTTACATCTAAACGTTTTGCTAGAGGATTTTTTGATAAGACTGATGGACAAGTCCGATGGTTGTATCGAAGCACAACTACGACCGATCTAAACGATATTTATGAATATGACAGAGTTCTGAATTTTAATCTTAGAACTCAAGCCTTCTATCCATGGACTATTTCAGATAATGGATTTGTAAAAGTCCATAGTATTCTTTCAACAGAGTTAATCACACGTCCTGTGATTGTTAACAATGTTATTGACGGCAGTGGTAATAATGTGGTAGACTTGAGTACAAACCAAGTAATTGCATTTGCAGACTCAGGAAATGCTGATCAGCAGTTTGACAAGTACTTAGTTTCGTATCCTGACAGTGGCAGTTATAAGATTACTTTCGCTGAAAGAACAGATGATACTTACCGCGATTGGTTTAGTTATGACTCTTTCGGGATAAATTACATCAGCTACTTTATTACAGGTTTTAAGCTTAGAGGTCAAGCTATCCGTAAATTCCAAAGTAACTGGGTTCAGATCTTTTCTAGATTGCTTGATGAAGTATCCTATAAGTTTCAAGGCATTTGGGACTATGCAATCACAGGCTCTGGCACTGGACGCTGGTCTTCTAATCAAACAATAGCACACACTGATACAAATTACTCTAACGCTTTCCGCAGATTAAAAGTCAGAGGGCACGGAAAAGCACTTCAGTTTAGAGTTTCCTCTGTAGACGACACTCCCTTTGATATAATCGGATGGTCATCTATGCAAACAATCAACGGAGCCCCTTAATGGACTTAAAGACGGCAAATAAAAATAGGTGGGATGCTTGCCACATTTCTGCAGATAAAGGTCCTGCTTTTAAATTAATAGCAGATAGACTTACACAAACTACAGCCTTTAATAGATATAAAACCGTCGAGAACCTCACTGGAGTTCCTTGGTGGTTTATCGCTGTGGTCCATGAGCGTGAAGCCAGTCAGAACTGGAACACCCAACTTGGGCAAGGCGATCCTCTGAATAAGAAGTCGACGCATAAACCTAAAGGACGTGGTCCCTTTCAGACTTGGGAAGAAGGTGCTGTAGATGCTCTTACAAACTGTGCTCCATTTGCCGCTAGAAACAAAGATTGGTCTATCGGTGGAGCTCTTGCTATGCTTGAGCAATATAATGGTCTTGGGTATGCTAATAAAAATTTACCGTCGCCTTATATTTGGGCTGGCACAGATCAATACGTCAAGGGTAAATATATTGCCGACAGTGTGTTTGACCCGGATGCAGTAGACCAGCAACTCGGTTGTGCAGGTCTTCTAAAATTTATGGGAGTGTTTAAGACAGCTCCAACTGGTGTTGGTACTGTTGCTGCAGCTGCTACTATTGGAACAGGCGCTACTGCTGCTGCCATAGCTTCTCAGAACCATTTCTCTTGGATGGCTGATCATTGGCTTATTCTTGCAATTAGTGTCATTGGTATCGGCATCTTTTTGGATTTCGGTTTTGCTCTTTATAACAATGAAAAGAATCAATTGAAAGTATCTAATGTCCCTTCTAACTAATTTCTCAGATACTATTGCTCGTTGGTGGGATAACACCAAAGCATTCTTCAGACGTTCTGAAGTCATCTTTTATTCACGCTTTCAAGTCTTGTCTGGTTTTATGCTCGCTGTCTTCAGTGGTATTGACTGGACGACTGTAACTATGAAGTTAGAAGATGCCAAGCAAAGTCTGTATATCGCAGCTGGGCTTGTTTTCAATGGCATTCTAACTGAATATCTCCGACGTCGTAACGCAACTCTTCCGACAGTGTAATGCTTACTGCAATATTTGGCTTAATCCCGGGATTGTTTACTACAGTGAACGGGATCACCAGCGCAATCACAAACGAAAGAATTAAACTCGCTCAATCTCAGAATGCATCAGATAAGATAGCTGCAGAAGAGAAGATAGCAAGTCTACAGGCTAAACGTGATGTTCTTGTCGCCGAAGCAGGCCATAGCCGTATTAATGCTTGTATACGTGCTAGTATTGGCGGTAGCGTTGCTTTTCTATTAGCAAAGCTGTACGTCTGGGATAAAGCATTAGGAGATTGGACTGGAGGGCATACTGATCCTCTTGATCCTAATTTATGGAATGTCATCATGGCTACCATTGGATTCTATTTCGTATACGAGGGCGCGGTTAACGCAACAAGGATAATTAAATCTTGAACTACAATATTGAAGACCGAGAAAAAGAAAAGATGCACTCTCTTGATAGAGCGATTACGCTAAAGCCTATGGAGGGTAAGCCTACTCTCAATAGCAGCGGAGCTGTTGACAAAAGACTGTTTAACGGTGAAAACCGCCTGCGTGCTGTGTACGACAACGTCCATGGATTGTGGGGTCTCAAGTATGACAAAGGAGCAGTTCCAGGTGGATTAGAGGGCAGGTTCACTGACCTTCAAGTTTTGATAGATTATGTTCGAAGTTATTATGCAAGACGTAACGTCGAGGTTTCGGAGGTCGGAGATTGAAAGTAGCTACTCACGAAGACTTCGATGTTATCCATAAAATGGCAATGAATTTCCTTAACTCCAGTCCTTACAAGGATCTTGGAAATGAGGATACCATTGCTGTATTGATTGCAGACATTTTAAATAGCCCACAGAATGAAAGAATAATTATATTTAGCGAAGCTGGGTTCATCGTTGGGGCGGCTATGCCCTTTCTTTTTGGACCACATATGTTGGCTAGTGAAGTTGCTTGGTGGGTTGAACCAGATCACAGAGGAAACGGCGAGGGTCTGAATCTTCTTAGTGCATTCGAATATTGGGCTAAGAACATAGCCAATTGTAAATTAATTTCTATGTCGTCTTTAGATAAAGAGGTCGAGAAATACTATAAGAAGAATGGATATAAGCTTTATGAAAGAGCTTATATGAAGGTGATTTAATGGCTGCGTTAACAAGCCTTGCTATTGCGGCTGGTGTTGGCTCTATGGCCTTCGGTGCTTACGAAAGCATGGAAGGGAAGAAACAGCAAGAAGCAGGCATGGCTCAACAGCAAGCAGGCTACGCTATACAAATGGAAGCTGCTAAACAGCAGGCTGCTATTTCTAAAGCTCAAGCTGTTAGCAGTGTTGTCTACGCTGGACAAGAGCGGGATATTAATATTCAGGCTTCAGACCAGTCTAAAGCTGCTGCTCTTAAAAGTCAGGCTATAAATAAAGATATCTTTGGTCAACAGACTAATATTCAAGGATATCAAAAACAACAGATGGAGACAGATGCTAGACGAGCAAACCTTGAACAGATCCGAAATGAGCAACGAGCTAGATCTATCTCGCTCGCTACAGGGGTATCGCAAGGAGGTTCAGGATATGTTGCAGGATCGAGTGCAAGAGGCGGTGCTGCAGGAAGCATTAGCGGGCAAATCGGAAGCAATCTTCTCGCTAACCAGCAAGCTCTTTTGACAGGTGAGAACATCTATGCAGCTAACGCTAAGATTACTCAAAGCAATGTCAGCATGAATGATCTGCAGACGCAGTATGCTATCCAGCAGGCTGATATACAAACAGCTAAGAGTAACATGGCTTATAGTTACGCACAGACTAACGCTGACTATCAGACGCAACTAGCAGATACCCAAACACTAATGGCTCAAGGTCAAGGACAGGTCTCTATGGGGGGAGGTAAGGTTCAAGCAGGAGCTATGACCTCTCAGATGGGAGCTCAGTTCATGGCAGCAGGTCCCAGTATATTCAGTGCAGGTATGAACATCAATCAACTCATGGGTGGGTACTCTTTGCCTAATTTCAATTTCCTCTTTGGTGGCGGAAGCCCAAGTGGGTACGGTAAGTAATGGCGTACGTTCCTAATATACCGCAGCAATATCTTCCAGCTCAGCCGCAAGCTCAAGAGCAATTGCCTCTAGGAACTTCAGCGCAGGGGGAAGAACCTCTGACGTTAGAAGAGGGTTCTCCTCAGTCGTCTCCAGAGACCATGGAAGTCCGTTCTCAAAAATTTAAGTATGGACTTGGTGACCTTCTTCAGAAAAGTAAAGATGAAATCTTCCAGAATCTTCAAGACGGAAGAGAGGATGAGCTGCGCGCTCAAGCCGCATCGACTATCGATGATAGGAAAAGACAAGCTGCAGAAAAGCTTATAGTTGATACTACAGCTAATAAACAAGGTCCGCTGTCTCCCGAAGAAAAGCAAGGTTTAGTTGACATCATTCAAAGTATGAATGAGTCCACTGATCCTAATACCGTCCTAGAGACTGCATATGGCAAACAGTTTATGGCTACTCTTGATAGAGTAGCACAAGGTAATTCTGATAACGTCTATTCAGACGTAAAGAAAGATAACCCTGAAGTTATCGCTAAGATGACTAACGATCATGAGCAGCTTATTTCTAAGATGCAAGTCATTGATACTCTTATCGAAGATACTCAGGATACACTGAAGCATCAAGGATACATCGGCTATGGTTATGACGTAGCTAAGCAGATGATCCCAGGTTACACAGACTACCAGCTCAGAGGTCTTACAGATAGTGTCGGACAGTTCTCTGGGATTGGTCGTGGTGAGAATTTAGAATTACAGCGTAAAGAACTCCTTCGTCTGCCTATTGATGAGATGGCTGCGAAGATGAAAGCGATTGTAGACAGTCTGTCTGCTAATCCGCAGCTTCAGATGGAATGGCTTAAAGCCATGAAAGGTCAGAGTTCTGATGATGTTTTTATAAGTAACTGGACACTTCCTACTGAGTTTATCGGCACAGGGATAGGCACCAAGATTGGTAAAGTAGCGGGCAAGGCTATAGCAAGGACTTTTAAGAGTTCCGAAGCTCTTTCTAAACTTAGCGATGCCAAGAAAGCTGTCGAAGATGTCAGCAAGGCTGCTGCTATGCCTAATGCTAGCAAATCTACTATTGAAGCAGCAGCAGGGGATCTTCAAGAGTCAGCTGTAACTCGCGCTACTACGAACGCAGTCGCAGATATCAATGATGTTCCTGAAGCTACTAAGCGAGGTATCGAAGCACTATCGGAAACGCATAGAGCAGATCTAGCTGATGTTGCCGCTAATCCTGGCAGGTTTGGCCAAGACATTGTCAATCGTATCACAGAGAGAGGCAATCAAATCTTCTCTAATCTGATTGAAACTGCGCTTAATATTCAAAAGAATGAACGTCTTCCTGATGTTTTAGCTAATGAAACTGCAGTCCGTCTCATTGTAGAGGATATGAAAGGTAAGTATACAGGTCTATCTAATAGCATTATAGACAACAGCAAGATATACAAAGAACCTTTGTCTAATACTTATTTGATTGATTTCAAACTAGGATTGTCAGATGGCTCGTACTTCACCAATAGAGATGTTGCAGAGAACTTCATTAAGTTTCATAAACTAAATGGAGCTGAGGTTGTTGAGGGAGGAGACATCGCACTTACTAAGTCTGCTCAGCAAATTAAAACTCTGGATAAGAGAATTGCTGAGATGCAGAGTGCAATGGAAAAACACCAAGTTACGCTTGCTGATTCCAATGCTACAGAAGTTGCCAGACAGAAAGCTATTGAACAGCATGAAGGCATTCAAAATTTCTTAATCAAAGCTGAAGCTGAGCGTGGCGAAGCTCTTGCACAACAAGCGAATAAATTACAAACAGCTACTGTCGAACAGCAGGGTCTTGGCTACTATGTCAAGATTACCAAGCCTGTCGATGAAACTCGTCCAGCTATTCGAGATGCACTTGCACAGACAGGTAACACAAAAATCCCTGAAAGTCCTGTAGCGTTTTTCTTAAATAACTGGATTGGTAAATCTATTGGAGCTAGGATTGGCAAACTCAGAACTCCTGAGGACGTCTTATCTCTGGCTGAACGTCAGAATCGTTTAACTACGACGTACGCTCCATCTTCTTATTTCAAGATAATGATGGAGAACAGCAAAGACATTAATGCTCTCCAAGCTGGAAGATTCTCCAGAGGGCGTAAGCGTTGGGTTGAGTGGCAGCGTGGATTAGAGAACGCACAGGAACTTCCTGATCCTCTCGATCCAAAACGTACTGGCTATTTCTTTAAAGATCCTGCGGAGATGGAAGGCTATTGGCAGCAGTGGTTTCACCGGCTACCAGATGAAAGAGAGATCGGAGCTTACTTCGAATTCAAGCGTGGGATGGAGATTGATCGTGTCTTCCGAAACATCGCTGAACATCGAAATCAATCGCGTGTAGGCGCTGAAACACATAACATCATTCTTAATGATGCAGCTGGCAAGGCACATAAGTCTCCTGACTTCAACGGAGTTGTCCGTCAGAAGATACCGGGATCTGCTGACAATATCGCAGTGTTTACTAATAAGACTGGAGAAGAGAAGGTCTTAGGTTTGTCTAAGCAATCTCTAGAAAAGAAAAGAGAATGGCAGAAAGATATAGACAGTGGACGAGCTAAGCTCATTGAACTCTACGATCCCAAGTTGCGCCCTCTGTCTGGTTTTAGCAATCTTACTGACGAGCGTGTACGGTATGTACTGGTACCTCAAGTCGAAACCAGAGCCCTTGACTGGAACCACGTCCCAAGACGAGGCGGAGGTCACGTTCAGTATGATTACGATTTCTATCTTAAGCAAGCAAGCATAAACGCAGATGCTGCATCAGGCGTTCATTGGTATGATGGCGACGTCACAGTCATGGCTGCACCTAGTCATACGATAGGTCGAAGAGTTGCAGAACATCTCAATGAAGTCCGAAGGCTTTTGAAAGCCAAAGACGAAGAAGCTGCACGTTCATATTCTAACAAGAACTTACATACAGATTGGAAAGAAACTCGATCTTGGTTTATGGGAGGTAAAGATGAAAACGGTAAGTTCCAGCCGGGAAGGTTGAGCCTTAACGAAGACATCCATGTCGTTCCTAATAATAAGAGAGTTATCGATTTAGATAACAACCTAAGGTTTAAGTATGCAGATTTTAGAGATGGCACTCGAGAGGGCAGTCTTGCTGCGCAGTATCAAGTCGAATATACGATGGAGAGAGATGCGCATGAAATGCTTGGTGTTAACGTAAAGGGTAGTAAAGCTAACCCTCTCTATAACGTTGCTCCTGCTGATAAAGTCGATCCTATCACTACGATGAACCGTGGCTTAGCTAATATTGCTCGCAGTAACTTCATGGATGATTATAAAACCATGGCTGTGGAGCACTGGCTTCAGCAAGCGAAGAATTGGCTTGACGTCAAAACTATAAATGAAATCTATCACTCCCCTTTCTATCAATTCAACGAAGGTAAGTTCTTAAACACTACACCTCCAGACGTACGTCTTAGGCTTGAAGCATCTAAGTATCACACTCAACAGCTGACTGGTCAACCAAGTCTTGGCGATGCGTGGTTGCATAGCATTGCTCAGAAAATGGCGGACTCGGCTTTTAATACTTTCGGCCCTAAAGGTTTGGTACTGACACCGACTTGGCTATTACCTAAGCTGAAAGACCCTTTCGGCTTCATCCGAAGTATCGCTTTTAATGTCAAGCTTGGATTCTTCAATATCCCACAGTTTATCGTACAAGCTGGCAACTATGCCAACATCTACGGTATAGCTGGTTATAAGTATGCTTCACCGGGAACTCTAGCTGCTCAGCTTCATTTCTGGTCTACTGTTAATAGTCACCCAGCAATTCTTGAACATCTAGATATGCTAGCTTCTAAGTTTCATATGCCCGGTTCTTCCTCATGGAGACCCGGTGAGTTCAAAGAAGCTATGACTGAGATGAATAGGACAGGTTTTGGTAATGTCGGAGGAGAGTTTGCTTCTCTAGATAATCCAATGTCGACTAAGGTTATAGATACAGGCTTTGGAAAGTTCCTAGAATGGGGCACAGTTCCTTTCAAAGGTGGAGAACGAAATGCAAGATATGGCGCATGGTACACAGCGTTTAAGGAATTCAGAGACGCTAATCCTGTCGGACGAATTACAAACGAAGACCGTGCTAAGATACTTCAGAGAGCTGATCTTCTTAATGTCAACATGTCCAGAGCTAGTTCCAGTGCATTACACAAAGGGATCTGGTCTGTCCCTACTCAATTCTATACGTACCAGATACGGCTTATGGAGTTGATGCTTGGTAACCGATTAAGCCCAGCAGCTAAGGCTAAATTGTTTACAACTAATGCTGTCCTTTATGGACTGCCGATGGCGACAGGCCTTACAGGACTTCCTCTTTCAGATTACATCAGACGTAAAGCTTTAGAGAACGGTTATGTCATTGGAGACGATTTCCTGACTAGCGCAGTCATGGAAGGTATTCCCTCTGCTATTGGTGCGGTCATCACAGGCAAGGGAGATCCTCAAGCAGGTACTTGGTATAACGTTGGACAACGCTTTGGTACGAAAGGACTTGAATTCCTTGGAAGTGCACAGCAGATGGATAAAGGTTGGCTAGATGTTATGGGCGGTCCCGGCTATGCAATAGCCAAGGATTTCTATGCAGCTACCGATGGTATGCGTTATGCAATGCTAGCTATTGCTAAACGTGAAGGCGATGTATTTCCGATGGTTGTCGAAGATGGAGTAGATGCTCTGAAAGAGATTACCATGGTGAACGCTGCTTGGAGAGTTTACGCTGCTACCAACTTCGGTAGGTGGGTGTCTAAGAAGGATGCTTATCTTGCAGATACAAGTCCAGCTCAAGCTGCTTTTGCAGCTGCCTTCGGTGTTCATGACACAGCTATAGACGACATCAACTTCAAGACTAAGTCTATTAAGATACAGGCTGAGTACGAGAAGGGTGTGGAGGACCAATTCCGACAAGAGTTTCGTCGAGGTGTCTTAGCTCAGAAAGATAATCCTGAAATGGCTAAGAAGTTCTTCAGCCGTGCTCAATGGATGCTTGAATTAGGCGGCTATCGAGAAGACAGAATCAACAGTGTGCTGAGTAAAGCTATATCAGATAATCAAAGCGTCATGGATAAAACGGATTGGGACTTCTATATCCGCAAGACACCTGATACTCAAACTAGGGCACGTTACGAAGCAATGCGTAAGACGCAGAAAATACAAGAAAAGAAAAGTCAATAATGGCACCTTTTAATCCACAAATTAATCCTCTTAACCCACAAGACTACGGAAGTAAGTCTAGACCTGTTGACATCGATCAAGGCATTAAGCCTCAGGGTGTTGCACAGAATCAGATCATGCCTCACGGTGTCATGCAGGGCGATGAGTCTGCTAAATATGCTGGAGAGGCTGAAGCTGCTGGTATTAAAGGCCAAGCTATTAGTGATACAGCTATCGGAGATATCTTCAAGGATGTTGCAAATACAGTGGACTTCCTTGGTAAAGCGGGTGTTCAGGTAGTTAAGAAGGACATTGAGAACAAGGTCTACGAAATAGCTGATCGAGAACGTCAGGCGTATACAGATGTTCTTGAGAAGATTAAAGCTGGAACAGGAGTCAAGAGTATTCTTGATGCTAACGCATCTATGGATACTACTCAGTCTCCGGCTGAAGTTGCGGCTCTTCCAGATACTCTAAGTGCTCTTACAGGTGCTAGAGACTCTGGAAAGATCTCAGGGACTTATTATCAGTCTCGTCTTCTCGCTGCGGCTAAGGATCTTAGGGCTAAGTATCCCGGGTTCAGAGAAGAGATAGATCAAGCTTTCTCTAAGGTAACTGGAAGTGTTCCTGCTAACGCGTACATTCACAGTCTTACCATGGATATCAATAGGGCTGCGTCAAGTCAGGCTTCTCAGAAGAACAACATGCTTCACTTCATTCGAAGTAACATGGATACAATTCCTAATGCTCCTCAGGTCTATAACGACTATGACAAGGGTCTTATAACGGATGCCGATGTAATCTCTAAAGCTTATCCATATCAGAAGATGAAAGCTGATCTTCAGATGAATAACATGATCTTCAACAACGAGAAGAATACTCGTGAGGATCGTCAGCGTATCGCAGGAGATGGCATCGATAGAGCTGCAAGTATGGTAGTTAATCAAGCAGTAGATACACTTACTTCTAAGATGGGCTTAAATACTTCAGCAGATATCGATAAGCTTACTAGTCTTAATGCATCTGGGCAGATTCCAGGCCCAGTATGGGCACAGTACGGTCAAGCTGCTGCAAGCACACGTCTACAATTGTTCAACAAGATGGTTGCAGATGCGGATGCTCATGGCTACACCAAAGCTGTTGGAGGTAAAGCTGAAGTCATAAAGAGGATCAACGAATCTCTGAAACCCCTCGATAATCTTATTGATCGTGTATATAACAAAGACTTCGGCGGTATCTACGATACTAAGACACAGCTTGCTGCGCAAAACGATGAAACTAAGAAAGGCCTTCTTAACGATAAGAAGATTGGGCCTTATTGGCAGCAAGTCCAAGCAGTTAAAGACATCGGAGGAGAGCAGAACCTTCAGAAGTTTAATCTTGATACCATCAAAGGAGATTTCAACGCCAACTATCGAGATTACTTCAGCAAAGTCCAGAAAGAATTCGCTGGACAAGCAAGCATGAAGACTTCAGGTGTTCCTTATACTTTCAACGACACCATTGATAATCTTAAAGCTAACAAAGTCACGGATGGCAAGTTCAATAATGCTGTTCTAAACGAAGTTAAGAAGATTTACGATCCTAGTATTCCCGAAGCTATTCGAATGAATTATGCAATGGCTGCTTTCTCCGATGGCAACCGAGGCATGATCTCTCGTCTTCAAGCTGATGGCGTGGACGCTAAAGGTAAGCCTGTCTCAGGTCAGACCGCTGTCTTCCAGAGATTTACTTCTCCAGAGATGACCAAAGCTATATATGACCTCGGTAAAAAGAATCCTGAAGTATGGAACAACTATACTAAGTGGGCTAAGGAAACTCTTGCTAACGAATTGATGTCTAAGGAAATTCATGATCTTGGAAAGAATTTAGATAATAGTGGTATCTCTATTGGTTGGGATGGAAAGAATCAACGGTTCACAGCTGACTTCAGTGCAGGTCCAGGCAGCATCAACGAACCCACTCCGGGAGCGCGTTGGGCACAGGCTAGTGTTGCAAGGTTGAACGGCAGTCTGACTAATTACAAAGAGATCGCTAAGGTCACAGGAGAAGATCCCACTGCCTTTGTGCTAAGATCTATTGCAGATGCAGCAGGCCCAGAGGTTCTTCAGAATGTCCATGGTCTTCCACATCAAATCATGAGAGCAATCGGATTGTCTAAACTGAACGGTGGACATCAGTGAGTGATGGAATTGTTATAAACGGAACTGTCTACCCAGACGAGTTATCAGCTGTTGCACTGACACATCCCAATATCCCAGATGATATAAAACAACTGTACAGACCTAACATAGAAGATAGACGAGAAGATACAACATTTACGTATGAAATGCCATCTCGTTTTGAGAAGCAGTTCGGTGTAAGTCCTCACGATTTCTTCTTTGGATATCCTAGAGGTGCTTATACTAGTAATAATCTAGCTCAAGAACTTGGTTATAACAATATCAAGAAGCCAGACGCTATAGAAACTCTTGGTTTTATTAATCAAGTAGAGAATATGAACGATCCTTGGAAAGGTGGAACTTCTCCTACTAAGCCTGCTGAAGAGCTTAAAGTAATGAAAGATAACACCATCTCTAGAATGCCTCCAGAAGGCTCTAGGAAGCCCGCTGGTGAGTTTAAATTCATGGGAGGTACTGGGGTACCTGAAGATACTTCTTCCGCTCCTGAGCCTTCTAATGGCGTTGCAGAAGCATTGCTTCCTGAGGGATCTTTTCCTGTAGCAGCTAGTTTTAATGCTAAGAAAGACGTCGAGATGCTCAAAGGTTTCTATGACACAGTGAAGAATGCCTTCGCATTGCCTGGCGATGTTTACAGTGGTAAAATTGATCCTATGTCAGATCAAGGTATTGAGCGTGCCTTTGATCTAGCTGGCTTTATGGTATTTGGACCTGCTCCTGTTGCTGCAAAAATGGCAGACGGTACACTAGGTTCATTCATAGGTGTTAAAGGAATGAACGCAAAGCAGCTAAGAGATTTGAAAGAAGCTCAGTTCCTTGAATCAAAAGGTATACATCCAGATAAAATCTTTCAAGATATTGGAGCCTTTAGAGGAGTAGACAACCGTTGGAGATTTGAGCTAGACGATAGTAAAGCTAAATTTAAACATGGGTGGTATCATGAAGAGCCAAAGCCAGCTTATGTTCCAGCAGATGCTTCTACACCTAAACTTTTAGAAGACCAACTAAGTGATTTATTTAAGCAAGAGCCTTTTGATCCTCACGCAGGAAAGACAGCAACTACTCTTGGAGAAGTCTTAGATCATCCAGATTTATATAAAGCATACCCTTGGTTACAAGATATTCCTGTAATTAAAGATACTTCAGTTCAAACGGCACACTGGAATCCTAACACTAGAGAAATTGTAATAGGCTCTGCAGAGTATAATACTAAGGATGTGCTTTTGCATGAAATTCAACACGCCATTCAAGGTGAGGAAGGATTTGCTGCAGGAGGTTCATGGGGTCAAGCAGGAAAGACTTATGAGCTTAAATATGCTAAAGATTTTAAACAGCAAGTAGAAAATCCTCTTAGAGAAATTTACAATAAAATTAAAGACAGAGGCGGTGATGCAACTAAAGCAGAGCTTGCTGAGATAAACAGACTTCTACCAATAGTCAATAAATGGAAAGAATACGTAGCAGCAGGAGATGAAAAAGCTTACCAAAAGTATTTAAATCTCGCAGGTGAAATCGAGGCCAGAAATGTCGAAGCTAGACTACATCTAACTGAAAAACAAAGATCTGGAGTACATCCTAGATGGACGGAAGACTCTGATACTCCAATTGTTAGTATTAAACCAGCACGGACTACTCCATATGGATTACAAACTGAAGTAAAATAAGGTCCTATCATCGTGAATCGAATTGAAACTTGGCATTCTAACGAAGGCCGCACTGAAATCCACTATTTTCGTCTATCTGATGACGAATATTTATTTGGATACAACCCTCTAATCACTCCTCCAGAGTTATTAGAAAAACTCCAAGAATGGGCTGAAAACGCCTAATCAGAATTAAGACACGAAAAAACCCCCTAAGCTGCGAAGCCTAGGGGGTTCTTTTATGCGCGCTTATATCGCACTAAGCGGGGTCCTTAGCGAGGGGAGCTTAAGCTCTCTTCTCTCGCTTGTAGGAATTACTTCGGAGCGTTAGCCGCCTCGAAGTCCTGCAGAGCCTTCAGGCCCTCGGCAGGCGACAGGATCGTGATGGTTCGCTCAACAGCGTTCCGAGCCTTCTTCAGCTCGTCCTTAGCTGCTTCGAAGCCATCCTTGTCCTCGACGGTCTTCGGGTCACGCCAGCGCAGATGGCCCAGTCCGCCGTAGACCTTTTCATCCTTGTACTTCTCAGGGATCACGAACAGACCATCCTGAATGCGCTTGACGGTATCCAAGAGCGTCTTCGGAGCTTCGTCATCGATCAGACCGAATTTGCGCTCGAGAGCAGTCTTGGCTGTGTAATAAGCCGTGTAGAGTTGCTCGGAGAGGAAGCGACGCTGATCGCGTTCGGTATTGTCCTGAGCGATCACAGTTGCAGATGCGTAGTTCATGGGACTTTTATCCTTCTTCTTAGCGTTTTTGGGTCCCCAGAAAGGTTCCTTACAGGGGGCAGAGCACAGAGCCGGACATGCTGTCGGAGGTGGGCAATCTGCTAATAAAATCTCGTAATCGGTCATTACTTTCTTTCTATTTTCTTTATCGCTAAACTTTGAGTTTTCGAAGCAAGCAATTATTGCAGGATTGATTGCTCGTTTAGGATAGATCAGGTGTATGAAATCCACTAAGTTGTTAAGAGGGTCCATATTATTTCCAAAAGAAAGGGAGAGCGTTTGAGCGGGTTCCGCTTACTACTCTCCCAAGTTCCCGGTCCAAGCCGGTTGGGTTTACTCGACGCTGTCTTCGCTTGATTGAACGAACACAGGCCCAGAATTGATCTGTTCGACCTTCGTGGGATCGGTCTCTGGAACGAACTTGCCGTCCTTATTGACGTACCCGGTCTGAACCACGGTTTCCTTGATATCGAAGTCAGTCATTTGTTTTTCCTTGTTCTTGTTATGACCTAATGAATTAATCTTAGCTCTAACGGCATCTGCACCGTATACAACACCATAACCGTGTTGTTTTAGAAAGTCAAACTCATTCATGATCTAGGCGGTTGCCTAATACGATTTGCATGCTCACTAACAACTTTAGTTGGCACGTTCTTGAGGCGACCCTTACGATGAAAACCTACGTGGTCGAGTTCTTTTCCATCCCCTTTATGGACTCGGCCTTCTTTCATTGCACGTCGCCGTGCACGATTTCTATCAGCTCGTCTCTTCTTCTGTTCAGGAGTACCTTGATATTGATCGTACTCCTTGCGATAGTCCCTCTTTCTTGCAGTCATTTTCTTAGGTTGTTTTACCTCCGGTGGTGATGACCTCAAGCGTGAGAAGGTCTTCGTTAGTTGAGTGTGGGTGAAATTTAATATCTGTAATATTTTGAGCATCATCAATCATTCGAGTAGCATGAAGCCACGAAGCAAGAACATCCGTGAGATTAACACGGGAAATCTCGAGACTTTTAACTGTCTTCCTCTTCAGGAACTTTTCTCCGGAGGACATCGAGGGCTTCCTTCTGCTCAAGGGCTTCTTCCGCGAGGCGTCGTGCGACAGCTTCGTCACGGTCATATTTAAATCTATCTTTCTCTAGAGCAACTCTTCGGCGCTCTGCTTTATTCTTTGGATGGTGCATCAGAAGTCTAACGGTTTGATCTCTGGAAGTTCGAGGTATCCTTCATCTACTAAAAACTCCAGACAATCTTCAGCAGTGAGGTCGTTCAATTCTAGCAGGTCTTCTAGAGAATAGGTCTCTAGTATTGTCGCATAACTCACTTCATCCCAAGCCAATCTGCAATAGGATCGAGGTATCCGTATTTGTCGAGAAGACCGACGATGACGAAGAAGAGAAACGCACCCATAAAGCCTTCAAATACGCTGAAGAGCGATTTTTCTGTTTCGGGTTTCATGTCTTTTCCTTTTCTTTCGTTTGGGTTTAGGCGGGACTATCCAACCGGGGTAGTCGGAAATGAGATATTCGTAAGCTGCTCTGAGTAGTTCAGAACCTTGACCTTTACGGTGTCGACCAACGACGTATCGGTTACAATACGTACATAGCAGTCCTCGGATGAACCCCGAGTGGTGATCGTGATCGATAGAGAGTCTGGTTTTAAAGCTATCAGAATGTCGGCCACACACTGCACAACGACTTCCCTGCTTCCGCAAAAGGATATCATATTGATCCTCACTTATTCCGTATTTCTTAAGTAAATGTCTTGCTCTAGCTGACATTAATTATACACGATACGTCCGTCTCTGTCAACCTCGGTGACGTCAGGCTTCCGTATAACCTTCACGAGGTGGACTGGTTTGGTTCCTCCGCGTTCTTTGTAGAGGAAAGTTCTGAGATGAGGGTTGCAGAAGTATTTGTAAGGATTGTAGCTTGCTTTAAGATCAAGTCTAAGGTTTCCAGACTGACCGTCTGGGATGACACCGCACGTGCAAGCAGGGGGCTCAGGGAGAGCCACGTATTGCTTATACTGTGTAACCCTTTGACGTATGTGGTCTGATCTAAGTTTGTGTTCATACAATGTCATATGGCCCATACTTTTGTCTATACACCAAAGATAGGCCTTATCCTTTACTGTTACTAAGGGGTCGTTAGCAGATGCCAGAAGATACCCATCGAGCTGATCCAGATAAGACCGAAGGAAAACATCTTCGGCAACCAGCTTAGCTTTGACCTTTTGAAAGCCCATGCTATTGATAGACTTGACATCCACAATAGCCCCATCAATGACACAATCTCTGTGACCCTTGACGCCAAGTAGCTCGAGTTCATCTTGCTCTCCTGTGACTGTGTGTCCGGCAGCCTTAGCAAGAGTTATTGCTAGTGCCTCGACTACATCGCCAAAGTGGAATTTGATCCTGACGTGGGCTGGGAGTCTCTCACGTACGCTTGGTGCGTGAACCGATGCCCACAAGCTTCTTGGGCAGACCTCACCCATTGCAGAGAGACGAAGGCGGCCTGCTTGTCCGGATCGATCGTCCAAGAGCCGTTCCATGACTGCAGTCGCCATTTGAGAACTATATCGCGAAGCGTCATCTGGACTAAGCCAGCTTTCTTGTTCGGCGACATGATAAACATCCTTGATGAGAGTATTAATATTCTTCAATTTAAATCCATTAAAGGAGGTCTTACGACCCCCAATTCTCGTTTGGGAAAAGGTGAGGACGACGCGAAAGATCGATGGTCTTTATGATCTCCGCGGTAATCGGGATGCATTCTTGCTCGGGACCATCCAAGACATCCATGATTTCCTCCGCAGTAGCTTTGGATTTCCAGCCTTTGTCGGTATCCCACTCGGGATCAAACGGATGGCTTAGCATTCGTGCAATCTCCCACGGTAGATGGGACACTTTGTCAGATGCCAGTTAGGACAATGCCTGCAGAAGTAGACATACAAGCCATATCGTCTAGCGGCTGCTTTGGCGTCACTCTTCTTGTTGAAGACTACTTTCTTGCTCTTTGGGCAGAGTTGCATCTTACCCTCCGTGCATCAGAGAGCGGAAGCCCAGCACTGCGAGCGGCCCGATGATAGGGAAGGTAGCGATATAGAAGGTGGAAATCGTGGCAATTGACCAGCTCTTTTCTTCCTTCTTTTCTTCCTTCTTGTTGGCCTTCTCGTAGTCGTCAAGAAGCTTCTTCAAAGCTGCTGCTTCTTCCAACCTCTTGTGCAGCATCATCGTGATGCTAATGCCGTCTAGTTCGAAATCCTTCTTGCTGCGGCGCTTCGGCTTAGGCTCCTTGAACGCCTTGCCGTATTCCAACAGCTGGATCAAATCTGATGCCTTCATCGTAACCTCCTTGTGGCTCAGGAGCCAGCTTTTGCTGGCCCCCTGCCCTTCTTATTTATTTATGGGGGACGTGGGGCTTGTGTGACGTATTTTAAGTATTGGTGCAGGGTTCGGGGTTGGACATGTGTCATGATGGCCTCTCTTCCTGCTTGGGTTAGTCTTAATGCGATTGTACGACGTCAGAGACTTAGGACATCCGGCCCGGACGCGGCGTGTAACTACCACTTAACCCGGTGGTTCTCTTCCGTGATTTTCAATCACTATGACGTGATCTACGATCACTACGGCTTGTCTGCTCCTCATCTCGCATCTGACGCTGCTTCCAGCGGTCTAGCGCGAGTCATCCATACAACTGTTGCTTTGGTGTTCGTTCTCATCAACTGCCGGCCTGTGGCAGCTACTTACTCCATAACAAGCAGTACGACCGAGCGTACACATTGCATGATGGATTGGGTTGACAACGATAACCCCGACGTTATCCGCCGTCTGCTTGATCCGCCGATAGACGATCGGTGATCTCACCTATTGAGGGTTACTCATTTAGCCTGTCTCCGACCCGGAGTACTTCCGGCATCTACTCACCACCACGGCACTCCCTCACGGGACCTTAAAGTGGGACCAATTTACAGTTGGCCGACAGGAAGAATAGGCATACTGGCATTCTTTCGAGGCGCTTACCCAGCGGTGCTTTTCCTCTGGCGAGTTCCTGATGTCAGTGAACACTAGCGGTCTATTGGAGGGACAAGCTCCCTGCGGCAACTACCGAGTGAACGGTGGCAAACAGTGGGTGGGTCTGATTGAGGGTCAGACTTACCTTAACTCTAGACGTTAGAACGGAACGCCATTACCGTAGGCTTGCCCATCTTTCCTCAGGGCTGGCTGACTGTTTTAACGAGGGCAATCTCCTCTTTTGACTGGTACTTACGCTAACGCTTTGCATCGTTTACGTTTGCCAACCGTCTGGCAATAAACTCTGTTGCTACCGGAGTACGTAAGGATGTCTTATTTCCTGTTCTCACCTTTCGGACTTTCACATCAGGTTTTAACAACAGTAGCTTATACAACAGTACGTGCTGCCCGCCATGGGGAGGAGTCGAACCGCCCTTTATCGTCTCTGCCTCATAGGTCTCAGGTTTTGTCCGATGACACACCTCATTAGAGGGTCTGGGTAACGCTCCCAGCTTTAAACAGAGTATCCTATGGAACGCTTGTTGTTTCTGCCTTTGCTAAGGTGATGTTTGTTGAGTTATACCCTCTTCATCAGAGGGTCAGCGTCAGTTCGGCAACAATGAACCTGTAGATCATTGCTCCTAGGTCTCAGTCGACATCTTTGTCCTATTTGGGTTCATACGTCCCAACGTGCCCACATGTTTCGGTTGCACCCTAGCACTTCAGGGCCACTTCTTCGGACTGGCTCCTCCTAAGGAGGTCATAAACCCTAGCCCACAGCTAGGACTGTCCCCGTGTGTCAGCACAGGTAATAAGCCATATTTCTGGTTGCTACGCGGCTAATGGGACCGCTGCGCTCGGACTTTCTCTTGTGCCTGTGACTGGACCACCGTTATCACGGGTTCGACACCGTGCTTCAGGATTAGCATTGGTTTGCTCCATCTCTGGTGTCCCTGAAGTGTCCCTACAGCCAAGTCCTAGTTGGTAACCGGGCCATGCTCCCGGAGGTTAGAGATTGTCGGATCACGCCTGAATAGCTCAGGTGGATTTGAACCACTTTTACAACCCATCGGGCTGAGCTAGCTGGAGTCATTTGTAGCGGCACGCCATTTGGATGACCGCTTATCTGGCGGGTCCATTATGCGTACAATGCTCGCAGTGATATGCTGGCAACCCAGCTGCTGCACAGTCGTGGCACAATGCTCTCAGTTTGGACCTGAGGCCTCCACTAACAGGCAGGGAGCGCAACTTAATGCGCACACACTGTGACGGCGCTTCCTGAAGGCGCTAGCGATGAGGTTTCATCGTCACAGATTTCAAAGAGGTGCAGTTCCGTACTCCACTCACACTTGTTGAGTTCAACGATCGGCCGGTACGGTTAGTGCCGTTTCTCATACTGCACCTCGATTAATGAATAGCGACCGGCTTTACGAGCACCCGGTCTTGCCGCGATACGTTGCTTGTTTCATCTCTCCATCTGATCAGTTTTCGGGAGAGTTCTACGGGCGATCATCGCCATCCAAGGGACCCGTAGGCTGCGGGAGTATTTGACCGGGGACACTGCTAATAATCCCACCTCCCACGCTTCCGCACCTTGAATTACTCCGGTATTAGCCGGACACAAGACTATACAATGTGGGGCTCTGCTTGAGCTACAGTCGACGACGGATAGCGATTAGCTCTTCCCGTCGGTAGATTAATAAATTGTGCTGCTTATGGGGACTAGTGGCAGCTACTAGTTCTTCTGTCTCACTTTCCTTGCCTAAAGACGTCTGGCCGAAAGCTTCACCCCGAAGAGAAAATAGCCCCGAGTAACCGGGAGCTATTTGTGCGAAAACCCACTTTGCATTCGCTAGACACGAAACTCTTGCGAGCGGGGTGCTGTTTTTCCATCGCCATCAGCAACTCTTGAGCCCCATTGTTGCAACGGGTAGGGGCGCTCCGGTTGACTTCTCGACTACAACTGTGAGTCAACAGACCTTCTGCTGACTAAGCCAACAGGTTAGGACGTCTTACCATCCCAACCTTCGTCTTTCTTGTACTGAGAAGGAACGAATTCCTCGACAGTCACACGATATAAACGTATGGCATTGCCCCATTTCTCTGAGTTAGGGACTTTATACTTCCTGAGTTCACAAGTGACTTCACAAATGCTTCCATCACCGATACGTTCAGTTACAGGACTTCCATCCTTCATCTGAAGTTTAGGAGGTGTCAGTCCAGTTTGAACTCCTTTGACGAACTCGACGTTACTCTGACGGCTTATCTGAAGATAATAACCATCGTCGTCTTTCTTGAAGACATTCTTCAAAGTCAGCTCCCGCAGTCGTTCAAGACTGTCAGGGTCTGGGTAGAGGTTGAGGCTCCAATTGCCGAACTTGTTAGGGTCAATCAACTGTGCCCACGTGACCTTTCCTCTGAACTTGACTTGGTCAGACTTTGGAGAGATGTCAAATGTGCGGGTATCTTGTATCAATTATTAATTTCCTTGTATGCTTCTAAAGCTTCAATGATTGTATTGCTTTCATCCAATGAAAACTCAAGATAAGCTTTTGTAGGGTCTGCGATGTAATCGATTAAACGTTCAATCTCTTCATTCGTCAATGTGTCTTACTCCAGTTGGTAGCAATTGTGTAATCTTTTAAATCATCATTCCAGTAAGAGCCTGCCAGCGGGCATTTAAGACCCAATTCCTCTCCGACGTGCTGTAGGCTCTTAGCCATCATATCAGCAATGGCTAAAGCAATAGTCATATTATTTGGACATTCGACTTGCCATTCATCGTGCACGAAGTTTACAAGCTTCGCGTCGTATTGTTTCAGTAAAGGCCACCACTTCAGGGTGGCCATCTTCATTACTACAGCCTCTCCGTTTTGGAGATACCCAGACATTGCCAGATGTCTGCGTGATCCAACTTCCGCACCAGGTATTCGCACTGCACGGCCGTCAAGTCCAACGAACCATCCTCGTTTAGCGTCAGCAGGTATGACCTTCTCTTTGAGGTAGGCAAATCCCGTATATCTAGCCAAGAGTCGCTCGTAAGCTTGATCTGCAGCTTCTTCAGAGCAATCAAGAATTTCACGCAGTTTACCTTTGCCCGCTCCGAGAAGCAGCGCATAAATAAATCGTTTTGCTGCTGCTCTGCTTTTGCAGACGTCTCCGAGAATACTTTGATTAAGGCTGTGTGGGTCACTCTTATCCTCCTTCTTACCTTCGACTAATGAACGTGTGAAGTCAGGATCGTTGATGTAATGCGCAAAGATACGAAGCTGAATACCTTCAGCGTCACACCCAACGAGTAATCTACCTCTAGGGGCCATCCAAAGGCTACGGAGTTCTTTCCCTAAAAGTTTTCGTTTTCCAGCAGTATCAAACTCGTTGGGTATGTTCGCGGTATTTGGCGCTTGATGCGCCATCCTGTGAGTCCAAGCGCCGAGACCGTAGAAGCGGCCATGGATACGGTCATCCACTGACACTAGGTCCAGCCACTCAGTTAATGTTCGGCGGCGGGACTCAAGCAGGATGCGCTTCGCGAGGAGGCGGGCAGAAGTTGGAGCGGAAGGTGGGAGAGTTTCTAGATTGTTTTCGTTAACCTTCCATCCGACCTTCTTTAGTATCTCAAGCTTAGCATATGCTTCAGCTTGTGTCAAATGAATATCTGATCTGCCAGTATTTATTGCACGTTCTGTTTCGATGTGCGTCTTAGTTTTATCTATAGGTTTCCAGCCCGCCTCGTTAAGGACGTTGATAATTTGTTTGTGACTACTAGGGTTAAACTCTTCTTGTCTAGTATGTCTATAAGTCTTTCCAATCTCGAAATCACACATTCGATCATGTAAGACGCGAGGCACAGAAGATTTATTAATAGTCCCAAACTTAGTAGCCTTAGGCGTGAACTCACGAATTAATACCTCACGGGGTGGAAAAGAAGAAAGGATGTCCTTGTCTAACGTAGCTAGCTCTGTCTGTACTTTATCTAATAATTGCTGAGCTTTAGCTGTGTTGAAAGCAAATCCATTCTTCTCCAAATCATTACAAACTAATTGAAAACTATGTTCCAGGCGGATACTAGGCTGGCGATCCCTATTAGAAATATACTTAAGATACTTGTTATAAATGCGCTCCGTAATATCCACGTCTCTAATGCAGTACTCTTCCATAGCAATGGAATATTTACTGAAATCTGTAAAGTTTCCCTTTGGTAATCCGAACTCTTCTCCATAGCCTTCTACCGAATGACTTTGTCGTGAAAAGTCTACGAGTTTGCTGACAATGAGGGTATCAAGAACTTGTTCAGTTGGGACTTCAATTCCCGTAAGTCTAAGTAAATGCACACCGTCGTAGCCAAGGTAATTGTGGCCAATGACAAGCTTAGCGCCACTAAGGTAGTCACGTAATCTACGTAGTTCAATATCGTCATCTGAAACCTTTCTAAATATATTATATTCACCAGTATCAATGTCTTTGCAAACAACTAACCAAATCTTAGTTGGGTTGTGCAATCCATTCGCTTCTATATCTATTACAACCCTCAATGAAATTCCTTAATGAAAATGGAGCGGGGGAAAGCTCCCCCGTCCGAAGTCGTCGTTTGTCTGTCTTGATGGAACCACAAGCTGGATCGGTAACGCACAGCGAACCGTTCTTGCGAACCATGACGTTCTTGCCGGCGATGTCTGATGCAAACTGGTTGGCGGCAAGCTCTTCGAAGAACTTCGCTGAACCGGGGCTTAGGTCTTCCATGTAAACCTTAGCCATTGTATTACCACACTGAGCTGGATAATACAAGCTCAAAATCAGAGCCATGTCTTTCTTGTGATCCGAAAGGACATCATCCATTCGTTCCACAATAGCCACCGACCATTCACGTTCGTTATTCCACTCGTTCTTTTCACCGCTTGGATTGGTGTGGCGCTTCCAAGAATACACGCGAGGAACGAAGTTTCCGGCGTATCCCTTCTTAGCGCCCCACTGGATGTAGTCGATCCAGTTATCCAACGTCCTGCTGACCTTGATGACGCGATCTGACCCATCCTTAGCCAGAACAGTGCTGTAAGCACCTCGTCCTAGAACCTTGAACCCGCGCTTCTCAAGACGAGCAATGAAGTTCCAAGGACACTGGAAAGGCGAAGCCTTAGGCTTTGTGATCTGGTCACCCCAACGATTATGCCCGACAACCATGTTGGCATTAATGCCAACCTTCATGATGTTGGCAAGCTTGCAAGCGTCAGCCGGCTCTACAAGTTTAAATCCCTGCGGTTCTGGCGGGTTGACGACTTTCTTTGCTTTACCCGGAAAAGCCATCCATTTCTGGATGTTCTTCATCCGGCGAAAACGTTCACGTTCCTGGAAGTTCATTGTGCGCTCCTCTTGTAGGGAGTTTGTGCACTTATGTGCTAAGGAATACGCAGGGGCTTGTAGTTCATACGGAGCCCCTGCGTGTGTTGTTAGCCGATGTTGCAGCCGCGGCCGATGATAGGGAGGTTCCAGCAATGGATGTTGCCGGTGAGGTAGAGGAGGAGGAGCAGAACCACACCTACTCCAAGCAGTGTCACCAGAAAGTCCACAAACGGATTGCGAAACATGTCTTCTCCTCTTTGGCGGAATTGCCTAATGAATGAGGGACTACTCTACAGTATGTCGTTTTCGTCCCTCTCTCGGTTACCTTCCGAGGATTTCATTCATCAGCGTCTTATAGACAGCTGAATACTTATCGATGGCTTCGGAGTATCGACCATCGGAGTTGTTTTGCGATGCGTATACCTTCAGCAGACCTCGCATGTCAGTCATGGTCTTCGCTGTTGGCTGATCCAAGGAGATGATGTTCATTGTTAATTCCTGCTTCATTGTCAGGTTTTTCGGGCAATACTGCCACTAATTTATACTGTTGAGAGAAGACCTCGGACTTCACCCAACCGAGTTCTCCTCCGAGAGTTCCAGGGTTCTTGATAAGAAGGATGCATTCATCCATTACGAATGCTACTCCGTACATGTCAAGCCAGCAACCGACAGTCGATTTCGCATGACACACGAAACGAGCACCATAGCCCAGCTCTCTGAGCCAGTCAGGACCCTTGGGTCCAACTCCATCTGGCTTGGGAACTGGGTCTACTCTTCCTCCCTCGTAGACCATGAAGGTCTTCGGTTTCTCAACCGCATTTGCATCAATCACGGTTGTACTCCTGGATTTGGTGACGAAGGATATTCTTCAGCAGACGATGGCGAGCACGCTTCATGCGCTCCAAGCCTTTGAGTGTTACGCGAACGCTGCTCTTCGAATAGTGCATGTTGATCCAGAATTCGATGCTTTCGAGTTGAAAGCGCAGCTGAGCGATGATGTCCATTTAAAACCCCTCTAGGATGCCCTAGGAAGCTCCGTGGTGCGTTATTTCTACAGCCCGGTACCTCCCTACCTGAGAGGGTTTTTAACCGCCACGGGCCTTCCTATTGGCTTGTGCCCAATGCCATAGCGGAAAAGACTGAAGTACCTTCCAGACTGTGCTGACTGGTTCTTTAAGTTCTTTCGCTATCTGGTTCAACGACTTCCCGGTCGTTGCTTCGTCGAGTATCCTTGCTACTCTCCACGAAGGAAGAGGATTGTACGTTCCCATGGGTTATCCCCACATGTTTTTGAGCGGTGATTAGCACCAACTCACCGGGTCTTACGCCCGTTGTTGTTTGTTTGAATGCGTCGAAATCGTACGTCGACGCTTTATCGCCTCGGAGGATCACGGTGCGCCTGCCTTTCTCGGATGCACAATCTCCTCATCCTTGGGGCACTTTACACAACCGCCGCCGGAGGTTACTGCGAGATAGAAGTTGGGAGACTCTACAAAATTCCGGTAATAAATCACAGCCTCCTCGCCATCTTCCCAGATATCATGGATGTCATTGTACATCTTACCGACGACACAGGGTTCACCTTTGAGGCTGGAATCACGATGCCATTTCCTCAATTCTCCGGTTATCGTTTGCTGGATTGGTTGCGATGCCATAGCCGGTATCCTCGTTTAGCGTGTAAGTTGCAGGATCAAACAGCAACTGTCCAGCCGGTCCAGTGCGCCCACAGAACCTGTTCTTTGAAATCATTAAATTAGTCGTCCGCCTGATTATCGGGTCAGACGACTTGATGTCGCGTGTCAGATCAATACGAATGTCAGCTATTTTGCTGATGTTTCGGCTGCCTCTTGTGAGGCCGTCGTCGTTGACGTGCGAGACGACGACAAGGGCGAAATCGAGCTCTTTGACGAGCATTTCGAGTCTCGTCGAAAGATAGTCGAGAGCCCGCCGTTCGTTATCTCCTCCAAGACCGCTGACAACCATAGTAATGTGATCCAGGAAGACATACCGACAGCCACGAGCACTAACGAGAAATCGTATGGTGTCGAGTATATGCTCTGGATCATCAGACCCAAAGTGAGAGTAGATGTGTAGGCGGTCATCGTGCCTAACAAGGGCCTGTACCGCGTCGTAAATCTCAATGTCCGTAACGCCGCAATCCGGGAGATGCACTGGGCGGCGGAGATAGATGCCCGCAAGTGCTTGAAGCAATCGTTTCTTAGGTTCTTCCAAGAATATTCCTGCGACGGCTGCATCGGGGTGTTCCTTTAAGATTGAGTACATGATCTTATGCATGACCTCAGTCTTACCAACACCCTCCTGAGCTGTAAGCAGTACGCTTTCCCCAGTGCGAATGCCGTAAGTCATAAAGTCAAGCGTTGGCACCCCGTAAGATACTCCAGCTTTAGGAGCCTCAAACAGGATGTTCTTGAACACCCTGAGTTCGCTCTCGATGTTGTCGGGAAGGAACTTCTTGGCGCTCTCGAATAGGCTCCTTAGTTGCTCGTGTTCTCCGTGCTGGACGAAGTCGTTGGCGTCCTTTCGGTTGCCTCCGGGGAACTTGATTTGAAAAAGCTTCGAATAATCGAATAGCTTTGCGACCGCAGCTGCCGCATCTCTTCCCGCCTCATCTCCATCGAACGCGAGATATATGCGGTCGTATGCGTTAATTGCGGATCGGTCAGCGCCAACGTCTGCGACAGCACTACCGCTGCTGTGTACAGACACGACGGGACAATGTAGAACCATCTGAAGAGAAAGCGCATCTTCATACCCCTCGGTAATTACGATGTGGCGGTGAGAACCGGGCACAAACTTATCAATGCCAAAACAACCAGCTTTGTATTCGCCCTCGTGGTAAGCTTTTAATTTACCTTCTATCGGACGAACATGAAAGCTCCCGTTTCTTTCTGGGTACTTGACAGCAATAGGTTTTCCGTCTTTGTCAATCTTTGTTTTAGCACCATATTTTCTAAACGTTGCAACGTCAATGCCCCGTAAAGGTAAATATTCAAAAGTATACTCAGTATCAGAAAGACTTCCATTCAATCCATTAACTCCAATATGGTGGTTACAGGCAAAGCAATGTTTATGCCCGTCGTCGAAAACAATTAAATTATCATGAGAGGTGTCCCGACCATGACTAGCGCACTCGGGACACCTTTCGTTACCTACCGCTTTACTTGAGCGGTCGTTTAGGGAAAGCATAATACTCCTTTAGCCACGGACGCCGTGACTCAAAAATGTTAACTGTTTTAAATCCTCGGAAGCCAGCGTCGAGCAGGTTATTCCAGTACTCTTCCATGCCGACGTACATCCAAGCACGGACGATGTGGACGCGCTCTCGACTCTCTACAGCTTTTCCTTGGAGGACGAGAGGAAGGTCTTGGTACATGTCGTATTCGTCGTTGTAGTACTGCGTTCGATTGACCTCGCGGTACGGAACGATTAAGTTCACACGCTTACGACGGAATTGTACAGTATTTTGCTTGTAGTTGTCAAGCTCTCTGAATTGATAAGGCCTGATCGCGAAGATCTGTCCTTGGATTTTGAGAGGAGGGGGGAAGTACCTGATCGTTTGATGGAGCATTCTGCTCATCATCGGGATCGGCAACCGATCTTCGCCAGTTTCGAGATATGAGTACTCGAAGGCATTGGCGGTAAAGGCATTCGCAACGAATGCGCTGTCCTCGATCAGGCAGTGGTGGGAATGGTTGAGCTTGGTATCGTCTGCGGCGAACAGGAGTTGAAACTCAAACTGTTCGAGATACCCAAGGTCGGGAGAGTGCCGAACTGAGTCGGTGATCCAACGAGCTTCTGCAGCGTCAGGAAAGTTAATACCCTGACCAAAAAGCTTGGCGAAAGTATTAGCGGTTTGTTGAATGCCCATATGCTCCTCCATATTCAAATCAATCACGAAAGAGCCGACATCCCTTGGGAGGGGGATGGAAGGATGCCGGCTCTCTCGCTTTTACGTAGGTCCTTACTCCGCTAGATGTCGTCGCCACAACGGGTCTCTAGGGAGCAGCTCTCCTACGTATCAGGCTGCCTTGCCACCCCAGAAAGATTTCTTGGGGGCAGGAGCAGGCGTCTTGTCGACGGACTCGACCTTCTTCGAGCCGTTGCCGAGATCGACAGCAGTGGTCACGACGTTGGTCTTGGTGGCGGCGATGACATGAGGCCGAGCGATCGAGCGCCACATCGTTGCATACAGAGCAAGGGCACGAATATCAGTCTGGCCGATGCCGATCAAACTGCCGAGAGGCCAGTTCAACGTCTCTTCCGGCTTCAGGCCGATACAGGCGGCGAAGTTCGGAAGTTCCTTCTCGATGGCCTGCATCTGCTTCGGATCAGGGATGACATTTGAGTTGCCGTCGATGTACTTGGCGACATACTCCAGCACCTTCTCGAGATCCTTCGGCTCGATGATAGGAAGTTCCTTGTTCCCGACAGCGCCGGAGATGTCCCGAGCTGTCGCGGCCGAAGGCGCCGGCGTTGCCGTATCGGTCTTGGACTCCGCCGCTGCGAGCTTCTTCTTCAAGGCGTAGGTCTTGAACGCTTCGAGGTTGTCGATCTGAGCCGCTTCGAAGTCGACGACGATGCCGGGCAAGCGCTTCTTCCATTCGGAAGGAACCTTGTTGGTGACGATGTCGTACCACAGCTTGACATCCTCGTTCTTGTTGACCCACGACGGAGGCCTCGCAGCCAACTTCGGGGTTTCGCTCTTCAGAGGTGAGCCGGCGTCGTTGACAGGCTTGCCATCCCTGCCGGTGACAGTGTGGATGCCGTTCGCATCGGTCGAGACGCTTGGCACTGAGGTCTTGACTTCCTCCGGCTTCTTGCTGCCACCCCAGAAGGACTTCCTGGGAGCAGCTTCGGCCTTCGGTTCAGGTCTGGCAACCGGCGCAGGATCGCCGTAGCCGTGCTTAATGGATGCCCAACCCCAGTCGGCAGGTTCGGTGCCGATCTCGTTCTTGCCGAGGTTGATGACGTCGCCGTCACAGGGCATGATGCTCAGCACCGCCCGGTGGCCGACGTTCACGAGAAATTCCTTCTTGAACGTGTCGCCCTTCAGCTTGGCGACGATCTTGTCGAGATCGCCCTCGAAATCATTGCACCACTCGACGATCTTCGGAATGAGAAGGCCGTTGACGTAGTTGAACTGCTCCGAGTGCTCCTTCGGATCGTCGTGGCCGAGGAGCGTGCCTTCCAGGTAGATCGCGAAGAACGGGTTGTTGTCGCCGTCGTGGATGACGAAGGGTTGGATGTCCTCCGCCGACACAGGCTTCGCCCGGTTGCCCAGGTAGACGTTGACGGCGTTGTCCTTGGCGTTCTCGAAGAGCTGCTTGAGGTCGCTGACGTCCAGCTTCGAGACTTCCTCGCGGGTGATGGCCAGATCCGGCTTCCCCTCGTGCGTGTTCTGGACCGAGAAGCCGAAGACGTTCGGTTTGACCTTCTTCAACATCAGTTCCAGCAGATCGTCGGGTGGTAATTGCCCGGCTTTGATGTGTAGGATGACTTGGTTATCGACGTTCATAGGGCGATGCTCCTCTGCTTGCCCGTGATGCAGCTCACGCTGCTTTCCTCCGCCAGAATTTTCCGACGGTCTTGCCCAGACGTTCCGTGAACTTCGGGGGTGTTGGTGAAACGCCACGCATAGCTCGATCACGCTTCAGGCGTTCCTTGGTCATCTTCAGGATGCGCTTCTTCGGAATGAGATCGTTGAGTTGCATCCTTTGCGCAGCATCCGCGAACATCGCGTTTGCTTCTTTGTTGCTGATCTTACCCTTGGAGAGCAGATTGTCGATGCCGTCTTGGATGATTTCGAGCCAAGCGGCATGGATCTTGTCGTTTCGATCCTTAAGGACCATGCGAAACCCCTTCCGCTTGACCCAGCTGCGATGCCATTGGTACAGCAACGCAACTACCCCTATGCCGACGAGCAGACAGCCGAGGTCAAATGCTGTAAGCTCCGAAAACTCGATGGGTAGCAAGTTGCTCGAGGCACCGGCAAGTGCTTCGAACTGCCAATCCACCGAAGTGGTTGTATCCATATTTCCTCCTTAGTTGATACGGGGAACGCGCTTGCCGGTGACCGGGTCCTTGGCCGAAATCTTCAACGACATACCACGTTTGTTGTAACGACGAACGATCTTCTTCATAGCTCATCCTTCGTTGGCACAATGCCTAATGAATACAAAGGCCCTCCGCCAGAGGGGAGCTGGCGAAGGGCCGGGTACAGCTCGGCGAGGGGCTTACTCCGAGCTATTCAGTAGGATGGGCCGTCCGTTCGACCCTTTTACGAGTACCCACCAGATACTCAACCTATTAGTTGGTGGGCGACGTCGAGGAGAAACGCACCCACCGAATGGTACCAGCTTGCCAAGCGTCGATGCAACGCTTGCGATCCATGTACGTCATAGACGTCTGGATAATCTTAGTCGTATGGTTCTCTTCATAAATGACGAACCGTGTACGCTCCTCGTTATAAAACAACAACGTCTTCTGCACCGATGAGTTGCACAGAGCGACATTCATCAGCGCCGGTGCAAGGTCTTTGATGCGCTGGATATGTGCAGAGATTTGCCGACGTCCCTCGGAGATGTGCTGACCTTGCGCATCCATGAGCCGGCGCTTGACGAGGTAGTCGATGTACTCGTCGTCGAAAGCGAGCGAGCGAGAGCGCTCTTTCAACTCCCGCATAACGAGCATGTTTGGAGGCTTTCCCGTTGGGATGTAGTCCGACGCGAGACTTCGTGGAAACAAACGCTTGTGACGCTTCATCTTCAGCGTCTTAGCTTGCATAGTTCGATTAGCCATTTCCCTCTCCCAGTATCTATATACTACCACACTTATCTTGGCAGGTCAAACGCCTAACTAGTTGAGGACCTTCCACCTTTCCCAACTGGCCGCCATCAGCAGCAGTATAGCTCCGATAGCTGGAAGGACGTAATGCCACGTCGGAGTAGGCTTGGCAGAGATTTCAGCAGTCTGCTGCCGTACTTGTTGCATGAGCTGCAGATATGCTTCTTGCCTGATCCGCTCGATTTGAGTGGGCACTGGAGGCCACATGATGACGTACATCACAGGAGCGTGCGTAGTTTCGAACGTACCCTCCGGAGGATCAGGTGGACGAGCAACGAGTAGAGCAGCCCCGCGACTACTCCCACTAAGAACGCCGTCAGAAATATGGCCAGAAGGGCTAGGTATGCCATGCGCAACCCCCGATGATAGGAAGAAAAGAATAACAAAGGCCTTGACAGCCCTTTGTATCTGTGATAAAAGCGGTGATCCGCCGCAGGTTAGATATACCTTAACCATCTACCCCTCCTACTGGTAGACGTATTGGATACGACAAACACCTGTCGCCATGTCAAGCCATTTCGTGCTATCTGGCTTTACCTTCAACTGAAGCTTGTAGCGAACACGCGGCTTACAGCCGATGTGCTTGTTGCTGATATTCTTTTTCCAATCAGCAGGAAGCTCGTTGACTACCGAAAGGTAGCCTTCCTTGAGTTGTCGTCTGGGCATGTCATACCCAGGCTTCACCCGATTGTATTCCGGATGGCTGGGGTTCCAGATAGAATGCTTAGAGAGAAGCTCTTCCTTTTCCCAAGGTTCTTTAGATAAGCATTGTCGCTTATTCATATGAGCCAGACGGTGTCTGATCTGGGCCTTCAGGTGAGCGCAAGTCTTGCGATCAAGCTTGACACCGTTGCGTAACCTGCTGACTGCAAGCGCACGCTTCATGTCGTTGAAGTTGCGTGGTGTCGTATCCCTATACGATTGGAAAATACCATCCCAAAAGCCCATTACTTCCTCCCCTTAGCTGCTAGATACACCTTGAAGTTCGTGGGGTTAGGGGACGAAGGGTTAATGATTGTCCCCGCCTGATATACACCCGTGTAGATGTATATCCAATGGTGAGCCCGTCCGCTGGCGCTGGTGATATGACACAGCGCTTCGACGTTGTCGCACGCAGCGAATTGAGCACCACACGCACAAATTGCAATTGGAGGTTGGTTCTTGCACATCACGGCTTTCTCCCATGCGTTCCGTCGAGAAATTGGCGGCGACGAGATGCCTGATCTTCCGTCCTCTCGACGGTCTCACGGAGATCAGACAGATCGATGAACTCATCAGCCTGCCGCCGCAGGTCGTCTGCACAGAACTTGGGATTGGTCTTGATGGTAGATACGACAGTAACGAACATGCCGTGGCTACGCTGGAGGGCTTCAACAAGAAAACGGAAGTCACCATCTCCAGAGAAAAGAATGATGTTGTCGACATACGGTGCGATCTCCTTGGCGATCACAGCGATCTCGATATCCATGTTCCCCTTCGTCTTGGTAGACGTCTGGGTGTTAGCGGCCTTGCACTCAGTACATACAAAACGGTGGGTCTGAGTGAACTCCTTGGTGTCCTTCTTGATGACGGTGAAGCCGTTGAACTCCATGAAATCAATCATTGGCTGAAGGCTGTTGTATTCTCCTTCAGACGGAAGGGCGGTGAAGTAGTACGACTTGAAGATCGTACCTTCGAACGAGTCGAGCAGCTTCTTGTAGTCGACGCTGAAACCGAGGGCATTGCAGGCAGCGTGGAGATTGCTGCCATCGATAAGGATAGCCGTCAGACGACTGCTACCACCGCGTTTGACAATGCGCATGTTCATCTCCTCAGATTATAATGAACCAGACTTGTTAACGTTAACCTTGAACCCTTCGTGATCTCGAAGGGGGTAGTGTTCGCAAGCGATCTCGTAGAACTTCTGGACGTAATCAGTCCATCTATGCTTGGACTTCTCAATCCAAAACATCTCTCTCGTAATAGTAAAACTGCCGCGGTCTTCGATGACCCGGCAGGTAACTCTCATTCCAGTCGTGGATATCTCCACGTAATGTGTCAGGCTAGGCAACTCTCGTCGCCTAACCACCGTTTCAAGCAGAGGCTGCATTCATGCCTCCTTGCGTGTGATACGGAGATCGCGCACGCCGGTGTATTTGTACGTATCCATGGCGTTACAAGATAATTTGTTCGCCACTCCCCTGTTGTGAAGACTTACCCGTGTACGCCAGACGTTCGAGTCGGCGTTGAAAACCATCAAGCAACCACCTTCAGGCACGAAGGCCAGCAGTTGCGTGATAGTAAGACTGCCAAACCTAAGGGTCATGTCAGTCTTCCTTCCAGCTTACGATTATGTCGCACAACTCTTTGTCACCGCGCTTAACCATAGCGTTGCTGACCTTCGAGACTGTGAACATACCGTATGTGGAGGCTTTAGCCCTCCAGTTCCGATGTTGTGCATTGAAGACAATCAAACACCCATCGTCTGGAATGCACTCCAGCAAAGAAGCTGTACTTGCTTTTCCACCTCTACGGTACTTAAACATAGACGGTTTCATGCTACCAATCCTTATAGCCGGGGTTAGACGGGTTGGCGATGATCGACGTCGTGACGTTCTCGTAGTGGAACGGGTGGTTCATGAACTCGTCATGTTTGAGGTTCATGAGAAGACTGCAGAACTTGTCTGCACGGGCTGCCGTAGCAGCCTGCATGGTTTCTAAAGGAATGCTCACGAAGACATCTTGCGCCTTCGTAATGTTCGGTATCACACCGTAATCACGCGTGATAACCCGATTGTTGCCGGATGCACGCCGGCCCCAAAACTTAGCTCCGCTGCTCATTTCTTTCCCCTTCAGTTACTGACGAGATGCCAGTATCTATATTGTAGCATGCCGAGCTAGATAGGTCAAAGCGCTAACTAGTTAGCTGACTGCAACACACGAGTACACCTTACGCATAGCAGCCGTCCTATCATCAGAGCTAGGCCAAATAGCATTGATCATAGAATGTACACTACGGTATATATACACCGCCACCTTACGCATACAGTGTTCCTATCATCAAATGCACATACCTGATTAACTTAGGTGATGTGCAATACAATATCTACCTGAGTGCAGCGCAATAAAAAACCCCGGTCACCTTGCGGTGCCGGGGCTGATGTTGCAGTGCGGTAGTTATTCCGCCGCGCGGGCGGCTTCGAACGTGTTGCGCATGCGATTGTGAAGGGTGTCACGCGGTGCGGTGTATTCGCTGGCGATCATTTCCAGATCGCCCGTTGAGAGCGTGACCTTCGTGTGGCCGGAGCGCTTGGAGAGGTAGAACACTGCGGCCACCTCGTAGGCGCGTTCGATCCGGAACGGGCCATCTTCCAGCGTGCCGCAGTCGCCGTGTTCCAACAACCGAACCATGCATTCGGCATCGTCGCGGTTGACGCACGTCATCATGGTATGAGCCGTGATGGTTTCTCGGTTGCGGTCATCATGGGATGCTGAGCGATCGGTACGTTTCGTATAGCATTGAACAACGTATTGCATTGTAGTTCCCCTTGCGTGCGGTATTGCACGACACGCTAGGGCACGTATGCCCTAGCGAAGCTTGCAATCCGATGGGGCTAGGCTGCCTTGTTGGCAACCTGCTTAGCGAGTTCCGATCCACCTTGCTGGAGCTTGAGATACTTCGCGCCAGCGCCGGTATCTTCGATCATGTGGTTGAGGTAGTCGCGGAGTTCGAAGACAGTGACGATAAGTTCGTCGTTGTCCTTGGAGTTCATGAGCTTGTAGAGCTTGCCGATATCGGCCTTGTCCTTCTGTTCGCCGATTTCCTCGAACCATCGATGGAGTTCGGCCATGACAGCCAAGCCCTTGTCGATGGTCTTGATGACAAAACCGTCGCCGTTGTTGGACGCTGCACCGCCGCCCGGAGCTTTCTTGGTCGCGCCGCTATCGACCAACGCTTGAAACGTGCCGCCTTTCTCCAGCGCTTTCTTGGTATTGAGCCGAAGGAATGCCGAGATAGAGAACGTTTCGTGCTTCGCGATAGGCCGGGGATTTCCGTCCTTGTCCTTGTCGGGGACCAACCACACCCGGATAGGTTCGGGGGTGTTCTCGACTTCTGGCAACTCGCCCTTGGTGAAGTCCACATCTTCGGGTGACTTGCCCTTCACCCAGATCGGTTCGCACTCCACGCTGGGATACGCGCGGACTTCGAGGGTCTTGAAGTGCAGCGCCATCGCCTTCTTGTAGGCGTTCCGCATGGTGAGACGACGGCCGTTGAGGAACTTCAGGTGCGTGTCCCGCTCGTCAGAGGACATATCGAGAATGTCCTGCGGGATATCGTCCTTGACCATGTTCTTGTCGCTCGCCCTCGTCACCCATTCGATGCGTGATAGGAGCGTTTGTCCGGCCGGGGTGCCGTCAGCGAAGTTGACATAGAAGTTGCTGTTGACAAGCTTGCGCTTGCCCTTGGCGTCTTCCTTATAGACCTTGAACTCGTCCGGGTTGTTCCCGCTATCGCTATCGGGCACCGCGAACTCGCTCAATTGTTCCTCGCTGAAATCCATCTTGAGGCCGAACAGCACGCGGAACGGTCCCCCCTGCCAATCTTCTTTGGCTTTCGAGACGAACTCGATTGCCGAGTTGCTGGCGTGCCCCGCCTTGGCACCCAGCGCTCTTGCGTGTTCGGCAAGAGCTTCACCGTCGATGTTCGGGATGTTGGTCTCCTCGTTGCTCTCGGTGCCCTCGTCAGAGGGCGGAGCGGACAAGGATTGAACAGCAACGGACGACTTGAGTTGATTGCGATTAAACATCTTTCTTCTCCTCATTGAGCACCCCTGCCCATGTCTGCCCTCGGTTAGAGTTAGTCCTTTTCCCAAGTAAGGAACGGGAGGTATGTAATACGCCCATGATCGATAGGACGTGACATATTCCAAAGGATTACACGGTCTGGAAAGATTTCGACCGTGGTTCGTATCGCTGGCACTTGGTAGTGAGCGTCTTCATTGCCTGATGTGTACCCATCGTCATAGGCTTGGACGATAGTCCACATTAATTCACGCAGCGTTGTCAGTCCTTCATGCCAATTCGAGATTGCCTGATTAACTGCGATAACGTGCGGCTTATCCATGTAGTCAGAGAACCAAGCGTAGGGCTTGGATGGATTGCGCCAGTCATGGAAAGGATTAGTCATTTGCTTAGTCATTGCTCTGCTCCATGAGGGCAGGCAAGGACAGGGGTGCGGTTGAGACACGATACCGCCATAGCGGCCATGTCTTGGTTAGGTAGTTTCAAACAGCCCGATTAGGTGCCCGGTGGGTAAGGCGCGGAGGCGACTGCCTCGATATGCCCTTACCAAACCAATCAACTAACCAGCCACCATATTCGCATGTCTAGATCGATGGGTCAACTGCGTGCAGCGCATAGCTGCTATGCAAATCTGCTCCGAGACGTCTAAAAGCAAATACGCATACCTAAGCTATAAGCTATGCATAAATGCATTAGGACTCGTAAGCAACTCTAATGCCACTCAAGCTTTATGCTCTACTCTTCATATGCATTGAAGCTATGCATTATAGCGTAAGTGTCTGGCATAACCCTTGCCGGAACCGTCGCCTATGGTATCTGGCATGCCGTATGCCACCCCGGCCAAGGGGGGTCGGGGGTGGCATAAGCGCCAATGAATTACACCTCAAACATATCGCACCAAAATTCTACTTTCTCTAAATCTATTTTATTTAATCTTTCTCTTTCCTCAAGAGGAAGACTCCACCACCATTCAACAGACATCACCATTTACGTATATCACCTAGATATAAGCATAAAGCTCCTAAAGCTATAAGTACTCCAATACCTATAATCAATACTTCTAGGACTTCTCTTAACCAGTTATCCATATCTTTCTTCTCCTCAGTTCTTTTTCTATTATAACTAACCTTACTGTAATCAGTGAAATCAATCTTCATCTAACCCTTCAATCTCTAACATCCAGTACAAATCATCGAGTTTAACCCACCATCCTTCATGGTTTAGAATTCTAGAATAATTCTTCATTTGTGAGGGTAAAATACCACATGCCTCTGCAAGGCCATTAGAAGGCCGTAGGCGGGGGTTAGTGTGTTCAGGTAGGGTAGTACCAGTCATGAATTTAAACGCACCAGTGAGCTTCTAATTGAATCCTAGAGGCATTCTACGAGCAGTCGAGAGAAAACATTCATTTCTGCGCATCTAACCATCTTCCAGAGGGTATTTTGCCTCTAGAAGCTATGAAAGCTAGGAGTTCTTCGTAGGTCAGATGGTTCTCTGACCACTCGTAAATCCTAGCTGTATCGCTGTCTTCAGGTACTACTATTAGCTTCTGTATGTTCAATCTTATGCTTCCTTTCGTAATCTCTCATAAACTTTAAAGCCCACTCTAAGCAAGAAACATCTAAGTCTTCATTAAGCATTAGTACATGTTCTTTATGTCTTCATACGACATCAGTACATTTTACTGATGTCTTCATAAGACATAAGCAAAGGATTCTTCTCCTTATGCTTAATCTCCCAATATACTTTCATCCATTTATCTTTCAGAGTATCCCATTCTTCTTTAGTCATGGCTCCATGGTTCTCTTCATCTAGACGCTTAAGCATCTCTAAGAAGCCTTCATTAGGGTTATTAAGTACTTTCTTCATATAGTTCCTTTTCACTCATTGGCCAGTCGCACAAGGATATCTCCATGACACGGACTGGGGCTGCACCAACACCCGAGGCGTAATCCTTTAAGGCTTTTGATGTCTTGTAATAATTCAGGAGAGTTTCGTAAGTAGGATTCGTACTTGCTAATAACCTCGCTTCTAGATCCGTCTTTTCCAATCTCATACGGGTTTCCCCATTTACTTGGTCTTCCGATGTATATGTCATAAGGTTCTTTCTTGCAATGTACTACTTTCATAGAAACTCCTTTACAAGGATTATACATCCGTGGTATAATTATGTCAAGGGTTAATAACTTGCTAAAGACCAGTCCCCGCAATAACACTAATTCAAGGATTTATCCCTATGGCACTACTTCGTAATCGTCAAGTAAACGTACTTGGCCCTGTAGCTCCTGAAACTTCTCCTGTCTGGACAGTCCAGTATTCGGATGGCACTCGAGAAGACACAGAGCTTAAAAATATTCAGATGTCCGATTCAGAACTCAAAGAGTTCACCAAGAACAACGGTGAGCGTCTAGCTAGTCAGGTTCACCCTATTTCTGACAAAGAGCATCAAGAAGTCCTCGACAATCAGGACGTCAAGAAAATCAAAGAAAAGCAAGCCCGAGGCGAAAGCAATCAACAGCATGTCTTTGTCCCAGCTACGACTTACGTGAAACAAGCTGACGTCGACTCTTCTAAGTCTCAAGGTCAGCCAGCTAACGCTGAAGACAATCATGGTACTAAGCAGACCATCTTTCCTAAATCGGTAAAAGCATGAGTCAAGTCTGGCACTTCGTTAAACTAGCGACTTCTGTATTAGCAGGGTTCGCTGCTTTAGTTTGTCTTTTCTTCGCTCCTCATATGGTTATTCCTCTTTCAGCTGTGAGCATTGCTTTCTCACTTATGCCTGAATGATGAACCTTAATTTCAACCAACAACCCCAGGGTTAGGGGGCTTAGGCCCCCTTTCATTATGCCTCTCATAGAATACTCAGTATCAATCGGTAATATCATCACTATCTTTTCGGTAGTAGGTTCAGTAATGGCCCTAATGTACAGTATGAAGGGTGATATATCAATTGTCAAGCATGACATCCACTACTTACAGCAAAGCCACAAAGCTTTGACAGAAGCATTTGCTCAATTAGGAAGGGTATTAACTCAAGTAGCCGTACAGGACCAGCGAATGAATATGTTAGAAAAACGATTAGATGAACTTGCGCATGGTCACGGATACGTAGATTCGAAGACCAGAAACTAATGCCAAATAGAATTCCAAGTATAGGCGGCGTAGTTCCAGTTCCTGATCCGACTAAGCTTACTACAGATGCTGTAGATAGAGCTAAAGCGGAACTAGATATCAGGCTACAATCTCTGAAAGATCTTATTGATCAGAAATTTGTAGGAGTAGCCAAAGAGTTCGCGATGAGAGACATCGCACTAGCAGCGGCTTTTAAAGCTGCTGAAGCTGCTGTTGAACAGCAGAATAAAAGCAATACACTAGCAGCTGACAAAGCTGCATCTTCTTTCACTAAACAAATTGATGGTTTAGACGAGAAAATAAATGACCTTAAGGAAAGAATGTCTGAACTTCATACCAGGAATTATACAGCTTTAGGAGGTTACTTAGTAGGAATACTAGGAGCTGTAGGTATAGTCGTTATGATTGTCCAGAGGATTCATTGAAGAAATTAGAAGTCGAACAACTACGCGACCAACGTAGGTTGTTAGCTGAGAATTCCCTAGAAGAGTTCATCAAGCTCGTGGCTCCCAACCGAGTTCTAGGCAACATACACAGAGAAGTCATAAGCTGGTGGGAATCTTCCAAAGCGAAGAAACACCAAATCCTAATGCTTCCACGAGACCACATGAAGTCAGCGTTAATCGCTTTTCGTGTGGCACAAGCAATTACTAAAGATCCTACGCTTAAGGTTCTGTATATCTCGAGTACTTCTAATCTTGCTACTAAGCAGTTGAAGTTCATCAAAGATATTCTAACTAGCGATGCTTATCGATTATATTGGCCTGAGCACGTCAATGCTCAAGAAGCCACTCGAGAGAAGTGGACAGAGCGTGAAATCAGTTTGGATCATCCGAAGAGGCGCGAAGAAGCCATTCGTGAGCCTACGGTTTTTACAGCCGGTCTCACTAGCAATCTCGTCGGATTACATTGCGACATCATGGTTTTAGATGACGTTGTTGTTCAAAGTAATGCATATATTGAAGACGCAAGAGAAAAAGTAAGAGATCAGTACGGCTATCTTTCTTCTATTGCAGGTGGAAATTCAAGTCAATGGGTTGTTGGTACGCGATACCATCCTAAGGATTTATACTCTACACTATTAGAGATGGAAGTCGAGACGTTCGATGAGCTTGGAAATGTTATCCAGAGAGAAAAATTATTTGAAGTCAAGGAACATCCTGTTGAAACAGCAGGCGACGGAACTGGTCAATTTTTATGGCCTCGTCAGCAGCGCTCAGACGGGAAGTGGTTTGGCTTTGACTCAAGCATACTCGCGCAGAAACGCGCGCAATACCTTAATAAGATTCATTTTCGTGCTCAGTACTACAATGATCCTAGGGATGTTGATTCTTCTGTTATTAAACGAAGCTTTTTCCAATACTATGATCCAACCTGGCTTGTAAGGCAGGGAGGACATTGGACATTCAAGGGTGCTAGATTAAATATCGTCGCTGCCGTTGATTTCGCATACAGCCTTGAAAAGGAAGCTGATTCCAGCTGTATTATAGTTGTAGGTATAGATGGAGATCGTAATTATTACGTTCTAGATATCGACAGATTTAAAACTAAGAAGATATCGGAATACTTTGATCGTATTCTTAAGATGTTTGAGAAATGGGGTTTCAGGCATATACGAGCTGAAGTCTCCGTAGCGCAGACAGTTCTAGTAGATGATCTAAAAGATAACTACATTCGTCCTCTAGGTCTTGGACTTTCAGTAGATGAGTATAGACCTACACGTAACCAAGGTTCTAAAGAAGAACGCATTCTTAGTATTCTTGAACCTAAGTATTCTAATAAACAAATCTATCATTACACTGGCGGATACATTCAGACTCTCGAAGAAGAGCTTATCTTCGCTAATCCTGCGCATGACGACGTCAAAGATGCTCTTGCATCTGCAATTGACTTCGCATCAGGTAAAGCACCGATGAATTCTTATATCAGACCTAGAGAGCAACGTCAGACCTTTCAATTTCATAGTAAATGGGGCGGCGTTGCCTAAGATATTAGAAAGATTAGTTCGTCAACTTAAAGCTAAAGGTAAAAGCGATTCTGCAGCACATGCGATCGCTGTATCTGCTTTACAGAAATCTGGCAACCTAAAACCGGGTACACAAACTGCTACATCTAAAGGCATTCGTCGTGGCAACATGACTCCTGCTGAACGAGCCAAAGACAGAGCAGCCAAGAAGAGTGGCAGAAAGAAAAGTGAATTTAAATATAATGCTAAAACGAACAGGGCTACATTGAAATGACTGGAAGAGTAACTGAAGTCTTAGATGTAGTTTCCCCAGATAAAATAGCTACACAGATAGCTAACGACTGGATTACTTGGAGTAACCTCCGTCAGCCAAAGATGACTGACTGGGAGGAAATTCGTCGTTATATTTACGCAACGAATACGTCGCATACCTCTAACGCAACTAATCCTTGGAAGAACAAAACAACTATTCCAAAGCTTTGTCAGATTAGAGATAACCTTTATTCGAATTATACTGCTACGATGTTTCCTAATAGTGTCCCTGTTGAATGGGAGGCTAACGAGAAAGACGCAGATAGCAAAGCTAAGCGCGATGCTATTCAGAATTACATGCAATGGGTTATGTCCCAGCCATCTTTCAAAGCAGAGATGGACAAGGTAATCCTTGATTACATTGATTATGGCAATTGCATAGTTACTTGCGAGTGGACAGACCAGAGAGTCGAGCAACCTGCTGAAGCAATACAAGCTGGTTACGTTGGTCCTTCTCTTAAACGTATTTCTCCACTTGATATAGTTTTCAATCCTACAGCTCCTAATTTCGAATCAGCTCCTAAGATCATCAAATCTGTAATAGGTTTAGGTGAACTAAAGGAAATGCTTGAACGTATGTCTAACGATGAGAATCGTAAAGAGTACGAAGAACTCTGGAATTATTTGAAAGAGATACGGACTGAGGCACGCGAGTCACCCAGTGAATGGGCTCAGCGCGATGCCTTGTATAACATCGAAGGTTTTGGATCTTTCCAAGATTATCTTGCTTCTAGTTCAGTTGAAGTCATGACTTTCTATGGGGATATGTATGATGTCGATAACGACGTTCTCTATAAAAACCATGTCATAACGATTATCGATCGTCACAAGGTCATAGGCAAAAAGCCTAATCCTTCGTTTTACGGATTCCCCCCGATCTTCCACGCTCCTTGGAGACGTAACCAAGATAACCTGTGGGGTATGGGACCTCTCAATAATCTCGTCGGTATGCAGTATCGAATCGATCATATCGAGAATACTAAAGCTGACGTCTGGGATCTTACTACATATCCTGTTATCAAAGTCAAAGGATTCGTCGAAGACTTCGTCTGGCAACCCGGAGAGATCATAAACGTTTCTGAGGAAGGCGATGTCGATATCGTTCAACCTCAGGTTCAGATCATGCAAAGTGATTCTGAAATTGGGTTCTATATGAACCTTATGGAAGAGATGGCCGGTGCGCCTAAGGAAGCAATGGGTTTTCGCACGCCCGGTGAAAAGACAAAGTACGAAGTCCAACGCCTAGAGAACGCCGCGTCGCGTGTCTTCCAGAACAAGATTAAACAGTTTGAGGAGCAGATAGTTGAGCGCATTCTTAATGCTATGCTGGAACTTGCTCGTAGAAATCTTACTGGCGTGCTTACTATTAAGGTGTTTGATGACGACCTTAAAGCAGCGACGTTCAAAGCGTTGACTGTAGAAGATATTACAGGCATTGGCCGTATTAAGCCAGTTGCTGCTAGACACTTCGCAGAGCAAGCAGAGCTTATTCAGAATTTGACATCTCTGTCTCAATCTCCATTGTTCGCTCTTGTTCAGCCTCACATGTCTACTGTCAATCTTGCTAAGCTGTTTGAACGTTCATTCAACATGGAGCAAGACTCTGTATTCTTCCCACCTTGGGTTGGGTTGATTGAGCAGGGTGAAGGCCAACGTATGGCTCAAGCTACTCAAGAACAGACACTACAAGCTACCCAAACAGCATCAGGTATGGGTGAAGATTACGATCTAAATCCTTCTCCTCAACAACAACAAGGAATGCAATAATTGAATCAATATTGGACCGCTCATCTTCAGACCGATGAAGAGAAGCAACGATTTATCAATCAATTATACGGTGCGCGTGATGTCTTAGAAAGACTCCAGCATCTAATCGAAATGAAAGAATATGATCTCGGCGCGGCTGAGAGAAGTATTAAAGCTTATGAAACTCCCAGTTGGGCTTTTCTTCAAGCACACAAGAATGGTTACGCATCAGCGATGAAAGTAATCAAAAACTTAATCACTCTAGACCAAGAGAAGCAATGAATATTTTAGACAATACTAATCAGCCAGACCCAGTGCAGATTGATCCGAATAAAAACTACCTCGAAGAGCTTGTTGGAGATGGCAAGAAATTCAAATCTCCTGAAGAGCTAGCTCGAGGCAAGATGGAAGCGGATATGTACATCGAACATATGAAGCAACGTATGGATGAGCTTCGGCAAGACTATACTAAACTTCATAGCGAGTACAACGCAGGACCCAAACTTAAGGAAACGCTAGACCAATATATGCAAGAACTTAAGCAGACTCAAGGAAGCCAATTACCCCCGGCTCAAGGAGAACAGTCCGTCGTCCTAGACGAAAACAAAGTCAGCGAATTGGTGAAGCAGCATATTCAAGCTACAAAACAGCTTGATGCTGAAGAATCAAACGCAAGGACAGTTGAGTCTAAACTACAAGCTGCCTATGGCCCAAACTATAAGCAGATTGTTAAACAACAGATAGATCAACTTGGATTGTCTGTAGAGTTCTTCAATGATCTCGCCCGAAAGCATCCTTCAGTTCTCTATAGAACTCTAGGCCTCGAAGGTCAGCGTCAAGATGGAACCTTTCAGGCTCCGCCTACATCCACTCAAAGAGGCGACCCCTTCGCAGGTGCTCCTAAGCGTACTAACGCTTATTATCAAAAGATGAGGCAGACCGATCCAGTGAAATATCGTGACCCGAAAACCCAAGATCAAATGTATAAAGATTATATCGCACTAGGACATGAGTTCGAAGACGGTGATTGGAATAGGTTTGGTCATAACTAATATTGGAGACTAACGTATGGCAAGTGGCTTTACAGTCCTTACCAACGAACATCTGATTCGCGCTAATCTTTATTCGCGTGAAATCACTCGTCCTTTCATGGACGATTTGTTCGCCATGCGGTTTGTGCGTACAATTACGGATTTTCCGGACGGCACTACGCTGAACATTCCTCGACTCGGCAGAGCTGAGACTTCTGACTTCGCTGAAGGTCAAGCTATCAAGTACAACAAGTTTGATACTGGTAACTTCACGTTCACGATCGATCAGTACAAGTACTCTGCAAATTCGATTTCGAACAAGTTTAAGCGTGACTCCTTCTGGTCCGCTGAAGTTCAGGCGGCTTTCGCCCCTGAGCAGCATCTGGCTCTTATGCGTGGATTTGAAACCCGCGTGTTTAACCGTGCTAACGCGTCGCAAACTGCTTCTTCCCAGAACATTCTCAACAATGCTCAGCATCGTTGGGTTGGCTCTGGTTCATCTCAAGTCATCGCACTGAAGGACTTCTTCCTCGCTGAGTACGCTCTGCGCAAGGCGAATGTTCCGATGCGTAATTTGGTTGCTGTTGTTGATCCTTCTGTGGCTTACGCCATCGAATCGCTCACCAACGTCCAGACCCTTCTGTCGCCTGTTCCTAAGTGGAACATGATTGCCAGCGAAGGTCTTGTGACTGGCTTCCAGTTCCGCTTCTCTATCGGTGGCTTCGACGTCTACGTGTCGAACTACCTTGCTAACGGCATTGCCGAGACTGTCAACTCTAAGTCGGTTACGACTGGTGTTGCTAATCTCTTCTTCTCTGCTGAGCCGGGCCAAACGACTCCGTTTATCGCTGCCTTCCGTCAAATGCCAACTGTTGAGTCTGAGTATAACAAAGACCTCCAGCAGACTGAGTTCTTGACGATCTGCGAATACGGCGTGGCTGTCTATCGTCCTGAAAACCTGTGCATCGTCCTCACCGACGTTGGCACTCTGACCTAAGGAGTTCACATGGCTTATATGGACAACACTGGCTTGTATATCAAAGTTGGTACGGAGACTGCGGTCCCCTCTACTGGCGGCGAGTACGTCACTACAGGTGAGCTTCGAGAGATCGAACTTACTCTCAATCTTACCGCTGCTGCTTTTCCCTTCGGTGCGACGAACTATATCTTGAATGATAACGTCTTCCTACCGTCAGGTGTTCGCATCCAGGAAGTCGAGACTTTTGTCGAGACAGCTGGTGCAGGCGCAACGGCGACTTTGGATATCGGTCTTATGCGGACTGATCGGACTACCGTTACTTCTGCAAACGGACTTATCGCAGCTAAAACCGTGGCCTCTATGACCACTGGTGAAAAAGC